TTGCCATATTTCTTGCATAACCATGAGTTCTGTCCTACTTTTAGCAGATGAGGAGGGTCGAAGACAACCATATTAAATGTTTCATCTTCAAATGGCAAATTAGTGCAATCGGCTATCATATCGGGTTGCACGTCTAATTTGCGTCCATCACATAATGTGTCGTGATATTCTCTTATGTCGGTAAAAAGTACCTGTGGGTCCTGCTTATCGAAATAAAACATACGAGATCCGCAACACATATCTAATATTCTTTGTTTCATACGCTATCCCTCCTTTCCGTTATCCTCATTATTATCTCCAAGAATATCGTTGATTTTCTTTTCGATGAACTCATCAGAAGCGCTCTCCTTTATTAGAGCATTAATGTCTGGTAACTCTGCATCAACTTTGTCTTCTTGCATTTTTGAGGTAAGCAGTCCCATTACTAGTTTCATCCAAGGGCTATTAGCCATATCTGCCAATGAATCCTTTTGAAGCTCATAGGCTTTCTTTAATTCTCCGTTATCACGGAAATATCTGAGCACTTCCGTCAATGCTTCAACAAAGTTCTTGTCTAGCATTGGGTTGCTCTTTGCCTCTTCTAGTTTAAGCATTAGGAAGAGTAATGATGAATGTAATTTTGTTTTGTCCATAACTATTCTTCATTACATAAAGTTTCTACTACTTTTGTTTTTGTGGTTTTTGTTGCAGGGTCATATTCGTCATGAATAGCTTTTGCCACACCTTTTTTGTTGGTAAAATAAACCGCTCTGCTACCATCATAGAAACGATAAACGGTTATACCATCCACTACAAACAGCTTCTCTACTTTAATTTCATTAATAGAGTCTGATGTTTGAACATTAATTCCTTTGTTCTCGTTGCAAGAAACGAGCAGGAATATAACCGATACAAATAATAATATAATCTTTTTCATACGCTATAATTGCTTTAATTTATTGAATATCTTGGCAAAGCGGTGCATGTAATCAAAGTTAACGCTTTCACCATGCTCCCTCACCATTCTATCATACAGCCAACGTAGATGCTCAGCATCCTCGTGGAACTCTTTAATATCTTGCTCGTCTAAGATTATTTGTTTCTTCATACGCTACTTCTTATCGAATTTATTGCCAATAACAACCATATTTTCAGAAGGGTAGTGAACTAAGAACCCCTGCCCAAAACAGAAAGCAGCAGCTTTACTATCCCAATTAATATCACCTCTTCTCTCGGCATTGTTATCTTTGTATATAACTATATCCCCCTCATAGATAGGTGTTCCGTTCTTGTCTTTCAGTTCTGTGAACTGGCAGACGGTAGAAGGGGCTACCTGATAAGTGATATTTCGGTTCAGCATACTTTCTTTCTGTCGATTTTCGATGATGTATGTATTACCATTCTCTTCGTAGAAGTAGCCAAACACCCAAGAATTATCATCTAAACGTTTTGCTTTAAATTTAATTTCTTTCATAACTATTTAATTCTAAATCCAACAAAGCTATGAAGCCATGCTAATACAATAGCATGCCCTCCTTCTTTTCTTTCTATCTTGCATATTGTAGGTAGAAAGAAAAGAGTTCGAATCTTCCCTTTGCAATATATAAATTCCATAACTATTCCTCCAATTTTACGCCGAATGGAGTACCATCAGCAAAGGTATAGTCTCTTAATACCTCATTATAGCTATAAGGTTTATCTCCAATACCTATGAAAAAAAGAATGTTCCCAAGAGCCTTGCATACTAAAAATTTGTGTGTTTCATTATCCTTCACCCACCCAAATGGCTCATGTCTTAACATTTCTGTCCAGCACTCTTCTGCGTTGGCAAAAGGGCGGTACTTTGGCTCTGGCTTGATGCGGTAGCAATCTGGATAACTTATGAGTGAATCGAGATTTAAGCCATCCTCGTCTCCATCTATATCTATCCAACCGTTTTCATTCTTGGTTTGTATAGTCTTGCCATCTTCCATTGCTTGAAAGATAGGCAGTAATCTCTGAATTTCTTCTTTATATATTTTCTCCATATTCTATTCCTCCAACTCTTTAAGTGCCTCCACTAATAATAGCTTAGCCTTTGTCGTACATGGATAAGGCGCTTCGTTAATAGCAGTTTGGGCTGCTTTAATATATTTGATAGCTTTTTCTTTGTTCATTTCTTATCCTCCTTTGCTTTTTTAAGATAAAATTCTCTCCAATCTTCAAAAGTCCAATCTCTTGTATTATGAGTAAGATTGAAAACTTCCGTATCTTTCTCTAACTGGAGTAATAGCCAAGCATAATCTTCATATCGCTGTCTTAGCAATCTTTTGCGACACAATCTTACATGCTTGTATAACTTATAATCAGCGGTTGCAGCATCAAAGATTATTTTACCTACTATTGCTAACAGATAAGCAGATATAACCCCTAATGCAATCCAACCTAATATTGTAATTACTAAGTCCATATTCTCTTCGTTTACCCTCTCCCTGTTACCAAGGAGAGGGTGGTTAGTTAATCTTCGACCTTCTTTACAAAAACATCACAACCATAAAGAGGTGACTCGTCATATTCTTTAGCCTCACACTCAATAGCTTCACTAATAGCTCTTTTCAATGACATTTCAGACTCATTAATTTCGCCTTTTACTATTACTATAAACATTCTTTCTTCCATATTACTTATATTTATATCCTTTGCAGGATGATTAGTCACTTGTAAATATACTCTTCCAACAAACTGTTTAAAAAACTTTCTGAAGTACCGATTGCCGTATGTCTGAGAACCCAAATTCTATCTTTCCATTGACGGATAGGAGAATTGTAAACCCATGCAAAGCGTTTCTCATTTAGAGGGATTCTATAACCACCTTTATACAATTTCTTCTTTAGCCACTTACGTAGCACCTTTTTTATTATATTCTGTATCATATTACTTTTATTTATGCCCGAAGGCGTTAATCATTACTTTCATACTTTTCACAACCCATATCATCACCAAAACCCAAAGTTATATGCCCTTTAAGTTTGCAGTCCATATTTCCTGTGCTATAGTAATAATGTTCTAGATACTTGCATCCAAAACAACCTAAACTACTTCTACATGCCATACCTACACCTCCATTTTGTGATTAATACCTAGACCGAAAAGAAGATGTTGTAAATCTGACACATTTCTAACGTCTGTTAACCAAACTATATTATCGTTTACAACTTTGTAAACAGAATATCTATCATACTTTCTGCATAGATGTAGATGATAGCTATCGTTTATATAAGCTTCTTTATCTTTCACCCACCCATTCTTTTCTAGAATCTCGGTGGTAAGAGGAATTGGTTCTGCATCTTTGCAATCTTGTTGACCGCACATTGTTTCATTTCCAAAATAACATGTACCATCTTGATATACCTCTACGATTTTTACTACTTGAGATAAATATTTTACTAAATCTCCTGCTATATATTCATTTTTCATACGCTTTACTTTTTACGATGATTAAACTTCTTAATAGCATCTTTCTTAGAAGCTGCCATAATCTTAATACCCTTGATGGTGAACTCATGCTGTACCTTTGGCTGACACTTCTGCTTGTCGGATGGAATGTTGCCTTTCGGAACATTGAATCTAATACGTGGAATACCAAAAGGAAAATCACTCATTTGATATTCCAATTCTGTTTTCATACCAATCATTGATAATAATCCATCCATAAACTTACTCCTTTACTTCTTTAAAGATTATGCTCTTGCCATCTAAACGGACAAACTTGCTACATTTATATTCTCGCGCGCACGGGTGACCTCCTGCTTGTGTAAAGAAGCATCCTTCACAAGAGTTATGTTCAACAACTTCAAGAGTAATAGTTACTCTTTCGCCAATTTTAAGTTCTTTCATATCAAAACGCAATTCTATAGTCCTTTCAGAGAAGGTTTCTTACTGAGAATGAACTTTGTTAAATCTTCAAAATCTATAGGGAAGAGCGCACAATATTTATACTTTAATGTGCAGACAAATCTTCCGTTGAGCATTATATCAAATGTGAATATCTTCATTGGTTGCCTCCCTCCTTTGGTAATAAATCATCAATATAGAGCCAACGAGATATGTGAGCACCTTTATACCATTCTCTCCAAGCACAAACATTGTTACCATTTGGCATATACTTTATAAGATGATAAATAGGCTTTCCGTACTCATAGGTTGTTTCCAATAGGAGATTCTTCACTTTCTTTGGCTCTTCACTAGCAGGATGCCATAAATTCTTTAAGAGCTCATTGATAGCCCACTTAGCACCTAGTCCAATAGCTTCTTTAATGTCCCCCTCATAGAACATTTCTTCCTTTTCATCATTGTTGAAGACTACTTCTTCACCATTTAACAGAAATCTATCTTCATAGATTTCTTCCTTGGCTTTTTCTATTTTCTTATCTATCATACTTACTCCTCATCTTTAGTTCCATACTCCTGTTGTAACTTCTTGACCTCGTTCACAAACTTGCTGACATCAATATCACAATCAATTACCTCTTGGTTGTTTTTGATAGCATCTTCTATCAGATGGGTGCATTCTTCGGTAAAACCACAGACATGATCACCTTCGATGGTGTAAAGATACTTGTGTGTATTGTAGTAAGCACACTGGCAGAGAGTTAAGCCCTCTGAGTTGAGGCGACCTCTTACTTCGGAATTATTGATTCGAAGGACCACCATCTTACTCTTGCTTGAATAGTAATTGTAGTATTTGATGTGGTCTGCAACGATGATTGCTATAGCTACCAACAACAGGATAGCTAGCACGATGATAACATCTATTTGAATTGTATTCATAACTTTCATTTTTTTATTGTTTGTTTATCTTAATTCGTCCATTCTTCCAGGATTTTGAATGTTCAGTTCCTTGTTGACATCGTGGAGGCTGACGGATGGCAATGTATGAGTATCGGGGTCTAAACCCTTTGACTTGCAGTAGTTTCTCCATGCCTCTATGCCATGAGGTTTCTTTGCATCCTCTATCGCTTTCTGTCGCTCTTCTTCTTTTCTGCGCTCGTCCTCTACCCTTCCACGCTCAAGCAGAAGTTCTTTTTCGTATGAATCAAGTGCTACCATTAAATCTTGTGGATTGATGGTAGTGGCAGTAGACTTGTCTTCATATTCATGCTTATACTGGTATAGCTTTCCATACTTGCCTTCCATTATTCGAATAAAGGCGTAGTCGAGTTCTGTTGTAGTCCAATAATAGTACTTGGTACATAATCTTGTTGCAAGCATTTGTATCTGAAACTCTGTGACTATATCGAAGACTCCAAGAAAAGTGAAGAGTTCTATCAGTCTGCCCTTTACCCATCCGACGAGTGAGCGCAAGCCACCTTGCTTCTGAACACTGAGCAAGGTGGTTGTACTTTTACATATAGCACTCGTAAAGGAAGCTGGGCGAACGTAGTTCGGTTTATCCTTGATAATCGGAACCAAGGATTCTTGCAGCCTTTGCTGCGAGATTGACAGCTCGTTGTTGTTCATAATTTACAGGTGTTTCTATTTCGTCTTCCCATCTTTCACCATTCAGATAAGTGAGTGGATGCATTCGGAAGGGTATATTAGCATGAGGTACGATCGGGTCGGTCGGCTTGCGGGTCGATGCCACGTAAGCAGGAACGGCTGCCATGCAAGCTAATTTATCGGCTAGCTTTAGTCTGTTCCACTTTTCTTCTGCCTTTTTCCTACCTTTCTTATAAGAATAAGCTTCCCAAAACTCCTCAAATGTTGGAGCTGGCTCAGTTTGGATGATAGCAGAAGATTCTTCAACCTCCAAGTCTACCGTCTCCACTTCGGCATTATTGTCGAACAACTCAGAAGGCTTGTAATACTTACCCGTAAGCGCCCATCTTGCACCGGCTACAAAAGCATCTTGCAGGGGTTCGCTTTCCGAATATTTATTAGCCTCCGAATGGATTTCCTTTAACGTTTTCATAAGCTATATGATTTTGATGATTTATACCCAACCGGCACCCGAGTTCTCGAGTTCTCGCTTGCAATACTGCAAGCCTACCTGATCATCGGGTTCCGGAATCATGATACTGCGGACATTTGCGTAATCTATCACGTTTCGGATAACGCTGCTAGCCTCTGCTGTATTGAGGGAAGTGAGAGGCTTATATTTGCGGTTGCCTGTCTTGTCTACCTCATCGGTATAGAAGATGTAGCTGCAAACGTTGCGCTGAATATCACGAAGCGTTTCGTAGAAGGTCTGCCCTAACTTTAGGGCGAGATAGCTAATCATGAAGTGAAGATAACAAGACTGCTTGTCGGTCTGAATGGGGTGAAACTTCTTTAGTTCGATTTTATACCCACATTCTTTAGCTTTCTGAACTTCCTTCACGATTTTCAGATAGTCACGAGGATCATTAGGATTGTATACACTCATATTTTAATAATTACATTAGATTGATTACTAAACCCTTGCAAGCATAGTCGGTTGGAACACCGAGGACCTGCTGGAATTTGTTTACGGCAACATCGGGGTTAAGATGGCGTGCTGAACCATGAATGAGGACGATGCGCTTGGCGGTATTGGCTGCCTTGCATTCGTTGAGATACTCGATAGAGTGAGCAAGGCTCATGTGGGAAAGACGGATGCGGTCGGCTTGGCTAACTATCGTCTTGCCTTCGTTTACGGCTTTCTCTAGGAGAGAATCATCATAGTTGCATTCTGCCAAGAAGTAGCGACACCCTTGAACTACATTTTCCATATTGTAGCAATCGGTGAAGAACATCATGGTTCCCATTTCCGGATGATGAATGAGGAAAGAGAAACAAGGCACATCGTGTTCTACCTTCATCGGTGTTATGCTGAAAGCACCTAGATGATAGGTCTGTTCTTTAATCATGCCTTTTACTCCCTTGCATTTCTCGGATAACTCTTCGGTAGAGTATGCATCGATTCCTGCTTTCAGAAAGTCTTTGGCATTTTTTGCATGATCGCCTTTCAGCCGTGGGAGTGACTGATAATCACTCCCACGCATTTTGATGTTTTGAGGTTTGCAACTTTCTTTACTTCCTGCAACGGACGACCTGCCTCTATACAGAGCTGCTGACCATTACTAGCCTCCAGTACGTAGCTATTGCCTTGACTATTGCTATTGACTACTATCAACTTCATACTTAACTCAAACTAAACTTTCGAGCCTGTGGCTGCTCATCGTGTACTTCTTTGGCATTCATGACTTCGCCGGTATCAGCATTGACGGTGATAACGTTCTTTGCCTCGGCAAATTCCTCATCACGCTGAACGATGGCAGAAGGTCGCTCATCGGCATTGATAACCTGCGCTGCATCAACAGAAAGCTCACCCCACTTTGTAAGAAGTTGGCGAAGGACGGTTTTTTCTGCCATGTCCTGAAAACCAGTAAACCATCCTTGACCTCCCCCTTCTCCGTCTACGGATTGCTTGATTCCCAAGTCTCTCAATTCCTGCCATGTAAGCTTTGAATATTTGACTGTTGGGGCGTAGGTCTTGGCGAACTTGCATACTTGCTCAATGTTCATATACAAAATCTTCTCGAAGCCAGACGTCATCTTGATATATGCGAAATATCCAACTGGAACATCAGATGTCTTTACGCCGCTGATGTCGAGCAAACCAGTCACCTTGTCGTAACCACAGAACTCGCCTTCATAGACGGTGCCATTGTTGATGGTCTTATACTTATTGGTACGAAGGGCAAGATTGACATATCCCTTTGTTCCGATGATAAGGGTTGGTGTAGGGACGAGCTGACCGGTTGCCTTATCTTTGTTCTTGAAGACCACGATGTATGCCTGCCCCAACTGCTTGTTGATAGGCAATCGCAATCCTGCTGCCTTTACTGCCTCGCCCATGAGCGCATTAGGGTTGCACTGCATCAGCTGAGGGTCGGAAGTAAACAACTCCATCAAACTGGTGGTGAAGGCGCCTTTGTTGTCCTTCAATGTGTTCTGCAACAGACTTTGGTAATAACTATTGTTCATTACCGCCTGAAAATTCTTAACTGCTACTGCCTTCTGAGAAGGCTGTGCCTTTGCTACTGCTGTTTCTGCCATGATTACTTCTCCTCTTCTTTATGATTGATTAATTCCTTAGCGATACCAGCCAAGGCTATAGTTCCCAAAGCAAGGTTGATTTCACCACTTTCCGGAAAAAGTTCTTTTGGATCAACCTCTACGCTATCGTGGCTATCTAACCACTCCTTAATTCGGCTCGAATCCGTTCCGTCCTTCATGCCTCCTCCTAACGCTAGAGTACCCTTGATAAGGTCTTTGTCAACCAACATTTCTAATTTTAAAGTTTCTGCCATGATTTTTATTTACTTATATGTTTGATTAATTCTTCTTTTGTTTTAAACACTTCGCTTTCTTTCCTTGTAGGGAAAACTGCGAACTTATACTGAATAGAGCAAGGTGCCTCGCCTATCTGCTGAAAGAATACGCCCACGATGTTTGCACGTCGGATTTTGTACCCATCGAGCAGATAGACTGCGTCACCTATATCGAACTTAGTCTTGATTTGCATGATGCGTTTCAATCCATTGTGGCCAGAGCGAAATGCTCAACCTTCAGTTTATCGTCCTTTGATACTACAAGACGGATTTGCTGACCGCCTGTGCTGAGCGGATGGTTAACACTTTCGCATTCATCGAGCACAACAGGAACCGATACATCATAGAACTGACCGATAGTGCGCGCGATGTCGATTCCGGCATTCACCTTGGCAGCACCATTGAGGCGGCTGTAAGGAACACCATTGTGATAACATTCGCAATAAGGTTTCTTCTCGCCATCGAGTTTTGGAAGGAACAGACTCCATTTTACGAAACGGAAGTGCTGATTAACCTTATCTTCGAGAGCCTTGCAAGACAACTGATAGAACTCGTTTGTGATGTTGAGTTTATCATCAATATCATCAAGCTGCTCCTGAAAGATGGCTTTATCCTTCTGCGCTGCTTCGATATGAGCCATTGTATTATCGTAAGATGCTTTAGAGGCGAGGAGTTCGAGAACTTCATCGTATCTGTCAGAAAGCGGCTTTCGCTCTTCAGCGAGTGCTTGAAGTAACTTGTCGTTATCCTCGTTGCTATCTGATGGCTTGTCGAGTTCTATCTGCAACTCGCTTATCTCTTTCAGTACCTGCTGATACTCTTCCTTCTCGGTTAGAATCTGCTCGTAGGTGCGTGGAACATCGGCATCAACTTCTGCCTTATGCTTTTCGGCATCATTGAGGGCTTGGTGAGCCTTGACGAGCTGGTTGGTGGTGGTCTGACGATCATCATTCAGTTTATCCAACTCTTTGTTGAGTTCGGTGTATGCGCTTTGGAGTTTGGCAAACTCATTGTTGAGTTCCTTCATATCATCTGCCTTGCGAGAATTGAACCGGTTCTGAGATTCCTGTTTAAGGAGCTGAACATCACCGAGAGGGAGAGCCTGACCGCAATGAGGACAGAAGCCTTCCTTATCGTCCCATTCCCAAGTACGCTTTGCAATCTCATCGCTACGTTTGTTCAAGTCGCCAACCTTCTTCTTGCACTCTTCAATCTGAGCATTTATCTGAACCTCGGTGGCAGGATAGCCACTCATGACTGCTTTGAGGTTATCAACCGTAGATTCTGCCTTGTTGAAGGCTGCGTTGGCGTTGAGAACATCGCTTTGGTGCTTGGTTATGCTATCGGTAGACTCCTTGTCTGCGCCCTGCTCCATCATTCGTTTGCGTTTTTCGGCAAACTCAATCTTCTTGCGGATTCCGTCAAGGCGAACTCTGTCTGCTCCACCGGTACGAATCTGCTGAATCTTGTTATCTATCTCCACCAGTTTTTCTTTCAGCTCAGCCTTTTCTTTCTCCATGGCCTCCCAATCCTGCTTTGGTGGAAGGGTCTTGTCGAGTTCGGCAAGTCTGATAGGGACCGCATCGAGTTCCTTCTGAACTTCTGTACGCTTATGCTTGAGGTGATGAAGGATGGCATCAATATCTTTCTGTTTGAGAAGTTCAACAAGATAATCATACTTCTCTTCGCCCTTCGTGATGTCTTCGACTGAAATGTCACCTGCCAACGACTGAAGGAATGCACGCTGATTCTGCCAAGTCATACCAAGGAACAGATTAGGACAGATGCACCACGAAAATGGGTCTTCTTGGAAGATTCCGTCAACTACGTTGCTGAAATCTCCGGCAGTAGCCAATTCTCCATCAACATAGTACTTGAAGGTATTGGTGCATTTATCACCTTTCCACTTGTCGGTCAGAACTCGCTTGAACGAGATTTCATCACCATCTACCAACATAACCAACTCGGATGAATGCTCTATCTCCTTGATGATGTTGTGATTCTCATCGAAGGTTTTGATGTCGAGCTGCATACCGTTGGTATCAGTACCGAATAATGTGTACATGATGCCGTTGGCAATAGAGCTCTTGCCTCTTCCATTGTCTCCCGAGATAACGGTTAAGTCTTCTCCAAAATCGAAGACTCCGGCACGGATGCCACAGAAATTGTGCAGTTTAAGAGTTTTGAATAGGATTTTCTTCATTTTTATCTTTGTTTAAAGTTTCTTCTTTTTCTCTCAGTTCCTTATCGTATTCCTCGAATGCCATTGCTGTAGCGTAGGTGAACTGGTCGCTATTGCGCATTGCATTCAAGATAAGGTTTTTGAGGTCTTCGGGCGATGCGTGCATGAATGCGTATGCCTTCGGAATAGTTCTGTCACCCATAAGGACGATGCAACGGAAATGCTTTGCCTCATCCCCCATCTTGTCAACTATATCAAGTACCTTCTTGATATGATTGAAGAAATTCTGTCTGATATTCTTTTTCATGATTTTGTTTTAAAACCTACCCATGCTCGGGTGTTAACCGAGAAATGGGCAGGGAAAATATTAAACAACAAACTAAGCCTTATCTGTTGATCCTAAACCACTACGAGTGCCGGTTACCTTGCCAAGTTCCAAGTTAGTATCTGGAACGTAAGTGAAGGCACCCTGACAGATGCGTTGGGTATAAGGAATAACGAACTTGAAACCGAGCATACGCATGATGCGATGCTTTAACCTCCATCTGCCCGACTTGACGATGGCATGGACTTCTTCGCCATAGCCGCAATCAATCAAACCGAGAATTACATCAAGGTTTGCTCTAACCTTGCCTAGATAGTCTCCATGAAAGAGCCATGAAGGGAAATAAACATCTAACAACATTCCTTTGCCCGACATGCCACTACGTGGCTGAATCAGCATCTTCATGTTTGAAGGAAGTTGTATCTTGAACCCGAGCGGAACGTAAAAGCGTTTGTTTGGAGATACTTCCGTGTCCTTGCTGCAATGAAGGTCGTAAGCGGCATCTGTCTCATACGCCTTTGTTGGGAAACACCCATGTGTTACCAATTCTACATTGATTTTTGTACCTGATTTACTCATTATTTTTATCTTTAAATTCTTTTATTACTTCTGCCACAATACTGTGTCCTTTAATTCCTAAGACTAATCTGATTTTTCGAAGGCTCATACCTTCTGAATGCAATTTTAGTATTTCATCCTTATAAAGTACTTTCTGCGGGATTGACTTTTCTACTTTAGGTATTGTGATTAAACCCTTTTCAATAAGTCTCCTAGAGCGTTCGGATCTTCCGAACACAAGAGAACTGACATAAGTGCTTGAAGTACCAAACCTTTCTGCAATACTCTTTAAAGATATGCCATTTTTGAAGGATTCATTCATGGATATTATCTCATCATCAGAAAACTTCATCTTTAAGTCTTTCTCTAAAGATTGATTAGTGTACTCGGTTCTGCATCTACCATGTACTAACCTACAAACAAAGGCCCTTGTTACGCCATACTTTGATGCTAAATTAGCTTGTTTCATCCCTTTCTTGTAGTCCTCGAAGATTTTTACAGCTAAATCATCAGAGATTTTTCTGTTTCGCTTTGCAGCGGCTCTAGCCTTTTCGGAATAATGGTAATGACCAGCATCACGACTATATTTATTATTGTACTCCTGTGTACACCACTCCAAATTTTCTACACAATTATTCTGAGTATTGAAGTCTTTGTGATTTATCGTTTCGTAGTTGTTTGGATTCGAAATGAATGCTATGGCAACAAGACGATGAACTAAGAAAGGAAAGTCTTTTCCATCTTTTCTTAAACGAATCCTCAAATACCCATCTTTAAGTGGCTGAGGAATCATAATTATGCCCCTTCTGCAAGAACGAACACGCCCAAGATTACTGACCTTATATAGTCCTTCAAAACCAACAATATCCATCCAAACCTCACCTTGTAAGTCTGGTTGTCTCTCCAAATTTCGGCTCACTACTTTCTGATTGTTCCTACGGCAAACACATCTTTTGCAAGTATGTATTTTACCATAAAAATCCGTCATCGGCTTAGCTTTGCCACAAACCTTACATATTCTTAGACCATTCGTCATAATGCTTCTCCTTTTTTAGCCGTTCAACTTCCTTTTTGTAGAACTCGATTAGTTCTTGCAGCTCGAACAGAGACCAATTCTTGGCTTGGCGATGTTTCCATTCTAGCAGTTCCATCTTCTTTGGACCAAGTTTCTTTTCTAGATACTTGCCCAAGTATATCAGATGAGAGCTGTTGAATCTGTTATCATATTGGCATTCGATAGTCACGTTGTCCGGATCAAATCTCGTTGCCATGTGAATGCGCCCCCAATAATGGCTTGCGTCACCTTTAGAGAAAGGTAAGATACGCCTGCAAGTTGGGCATTGAAACACGCCTTCATCGTTTACATCACGAAGTCTGATGTATAGCTGAAAGATTCTATCGAGCTTCTTCACCAAGGATTGCTTGGTTGGAATAGCCTTCGCCTTCTTCTTTTCCTGTTCCTTCTTGGCTTTATCCCAAGGAGTCTTTTTTATCGGTGTCCTCTTGAGAGGAGTTTTCCTTTTTAAACCCATATTGCACGTAATTATCATTTGTAGAGTTTGAATACTCGCCCTCTGGCTTTCCGATGTCAGAGGACACATTTTTTATTTTCGAGTTGAGGATATTTATTTTCCTCAGCTTTGACTCGAAGATTCCCAAGGGTGCCCAAGGGTTTCTTTCGAGTTCTCTGTATGTTTCGAGAACCTTTCTCCGGTACTTGTGGAGAGTAGGTTCGGATAAATCTATCATAAGCAATTGATTTTGAAGCTTAATAAAAACCTGCCCATCCTCACGGACAGACAGGAAAGATGATTTTAAATTATGTAAAATAAGTGCTGCCGCTGCAGCGGATAAATTATACACAACTTGCTAGTCCACCTTAGGGACTCGGACCCAACTTCCCGATTTGATAAGAATGTATTAAGGATTTACACAAAACAGTTTCGGGCGTGCTAACCAATTACACCATCGGTGGATAACGGCATCATGCGCTACCATGAATTTAAGAGCCATGCTCACCGCTTTAGCTATCAGTCATAAAGACTGATGCTAGGGGATGCGGACTTATTGAAATAACAATCGCACATTCCCTTATAATGACTTAACACTATTCGACTTTACGCTTTTCCAATATGTCAAAGATCTTATGCCCACAAACGGACAATGGGATTGTTCCGGAAATCGCTATATATAATAAGGTATAAAACGAAAGGTGCTGGTAGAATGCTCGACCACAACATTTCCTTATGGTTCGTGGCGCATGAATTCAACGCAAACAACTTATATTGCCACTGGGTCTATACCGCTCCACACCTAACAATTTCAAGAAATATTATAATAACAATATCCAAAACTATTTGGGGATTCGAGACGAGTTGAACGCCTTTGCTCGGGTTTCCCCGCTCACTCCGAGTGAGCTAGCTCGATTCCCATGTTTCACTCCTATGCTCACGCACAAGAGTGAATTGTAACTAGTAACCAACTCTATCTATTGAAGATAGGTTTTGCAAATAAGAAAAAGAACTTTCTTAAATCGTTTAACTATGCACACGCATAACCAGTTTTACAAACGCATATTGTCTGAATAACTAATCTAAAAGTTCAACAGCCAAATATTTCACACATTTACACACTTTATCTAAGTTGCGGCACCTTGACAGGTTCTGCTCCGAATCGGTTCGTGGCACAGGAACGAATATCCTGAGCCTGTTTGCTATTACTCCGGTAAGCTAGAGCATTGTGGACTGTACTCTTGCAACAACCAAAAATTTTCATGATTTTAGGAATTTTATCTTTATCAATCAAAATTTTTTCTATTTTTACTACCTTTTTCATATTATTTTTTGTATATTTGCACCATAAATCTGTTTACAACGAGTTTTATTCTCGTTTACGGATGCAAAGATACATGTTTGTGGACAAATATCCAAGGATATGGACATTTATTTATAGTTAATTTACGTATTTACACATTTATAAACACTAGCAGTATGGAAGGATTAAGAGATAGAATCAACGAGGTGAAAGACCATTACAGACTGTCTAACAGAGGGTTTGCTGACGCTATCGGGGCAAAACCTGCTGCTACGAACAACTATTTGAACGGCACAAAGGAGCCTTCGATGGAGTTTATAGACAGAATACTGACTACATACGTAGACATATCAGCAGATTGGCTACTTTGTGGCAGAGGCAGTATGTTTTACGATGCAGACAAGCAGACGGACGAAAAATTGCTGAAAGAACTAGCAGAGACAAAAGTAAAGTTGCTAGTACAGGAAGGAGTGGTTAAGGAGTTAAAGCAAATCATCAGCGAGAAGATTGCTGAAAGAGACAAAAGCCTTGTTGGCTGATACGATAAAGGGGAGCCTTCTTTGCGAAGACTCCCCTTGTTGTGTTACATCTTGCCTTCGAGAGCATCGAAAGCTGATTGTACGTCCTTATTTAATGTACGTGCGTATCTAGTAGTCTGACGCAAGGTAGTGTGTCCAAGCACCCTTGCTACGATGTTAATAGGCATTCCCTTCGACAGGAATAAGGTTGCCGCAGTCGCTCTACCCATGTGGGTATGCAGTCTGTCAACTCCGACCATCTGCCCGATCGCCTTCAAATAATCATTATACCTTTGATTCGACATCTTAGGCAGCTTGAAATCATACTTCTGTAGCAACTCCAGGGCTGGATTGAGAAGTTGGAAAACGAAATCCGTATCTGTTTTCGTTCTCTTAGCGTGATAGAACATCTTGCCGTTAATCTCCTCGCAGTTAGTATAATCGAACGATGCAAGGTCAGAGTATGCAAGTCCGGTGTAGCATTGGAAGAGGAACAAATCTCTTGCATGGAGAATATGAGGTGTTGAGAGTTTCAGTTTCTTGATGGCAGCAAACTGCTCTTCTGTGACACAATCAACATACTGCTTTTCTCCCTTACCAATATGAAACGGAAGAAACTTATAAGGATTCTGCTCAATAAGTCCGTCTATCATCGCATCATTGATGAACAACTTGAGATACTTGTGGTAGTCGTAGATGGTGCATTGAGCCTTATCCTGTCTGTGGAGATACTCATCCATCGCACGCACCTTCGACACATTGCAGTCTTGAAATGACTTTATTTTTCCCCATGTTTTTAGGAATTTGATAAAGACATCATAGCGTTTCTTGGTATGCTCGCACACCTTGCGCTCATTTCGTCTTCTCTCGCAGTACTCTATAAAAGAAGTTCCTTCGTCTTCTCCGTTCATCTGTGAGATAACCACATTTAAGTCACAACAGCCTTCCTTAACCATCTTGCTGATGATTTCGTTTGCTCTCGCGCGGTATGCCTGTATGATTTCATTCAGTTCATCCGCATCTTTTCTCTTGACAACCATCTTTGACGCATCAGACCATTGTGTAGTTGTCACTTTTACGCCTGTGGAAAAGTACTTCCTTTGACGCTTGGCACAAAAGCATAATTCTACCGAAACTTCATGTTTTGAGGTCGCTCGCTTCAAACGATTGTGAATAATACTTAAATTAATTTTTGCCATTTTGATAACACATTTTTTACAAGGTGATAACACATTGATAACACACCTTCCGATTTAACAATTTGTGTGAATGATACAAACCGTTGTTATTCAAGTAGTTATCCCCAAAATGCGTTTAAACGGGTTTTAAACGAGTTTAAGAAATCAATATTTATGACATAACGCTTTTGAAAACTAAAAGCAGCTAACATAAATATCTGATATTCAGTACTTTATATTAGCTGCTTTAAACAAATTTTTCTTACTAAATGTAGCATTTTTACGCCTAAAAAGTGATTCCGTTGGGGTCACAACCAATTTCTCACAAATCTGTCTATATCAGCCACTTATCTTTCGAGTGCAAAGATAGTGATAACATTTTTATAACACAAATTTTTAATTACTTTTTAACTATATTTTGCAAAAGTTGAAATTTGGCGGTTTCAAATACTTTTCTTACTTTTGCACTCGTCAATACAGATTTCGCCCTCTATCTTGTTGATGCAACATTTGTGAAACTTCAATACTTTCAATAGGTATTACAATATAGGGGATTGATTAAGCCGTTAGAAGAGGGTCGGTTTTTTCTTTCCCCAATTTTTGTTTGCTATGCAGTATATAAACGTCACCATAGAACTTCTTAAGACATACTCTTCAAGCAAGAGCATGAAGGAACTTCTTGCGCTGGCTATATGGTTCAAAATGCAGCATAGCAATTCCGTGATTTGGAACGTAACAGAATACAAATTGCGCAAAGGATTACGTATTGGAAGACCAAAAGCTCAAAGACTTATTCAAGACATGAAAGATAGCGACCTGTTCGCCATAGATGGCAACAAGGTTGTTGTCTCCTCTTTCCGTGACCATACTACAAAGTGGACTCGGAAGAACAAAGAGTACCATGGAGCAATGGTCTGCAAGTTCGAAGTGAAGGAGTACACTATGAAGGAACTATACAATCTCATTAACGAGAAACTTTTTGTCTATCCGATTTGTGCTGCCGAGCACAAGGACTGTTACATGAAAGCATCTGATGATGGAAAAGTCGGTGCCAAAGGTAAGGCTATCACGATAGGGCAGTTTAAAAAGGCGATCAACATGAGTAGTGGTTCTGTTTCCAACGTGAAGAAGAGACTGATAAGTGAAGGGAAAATAAGTTCCACACTTGCAGAAAAGCACTCCTTTGATATTAGAAACGAAGAAGAGACGAAAAGGACATTAAAGAGGACAGGCAAGAGGAAAGCTGACTTTGTTGTTGGCACGCTCGGTTTCATAGTCCTTGCATGTTCTTACTCAATTACCGACAGAATGGTTTCTGATGGATTCAGACATCTTATCTACGGCAAGCAAAATGAAAAGGTGATACAGAAGGACATGAGTTTTGGAGGAATTCCTGATGGATTCTTCTGTTAAACTCTTCTGTGTTCATTTGTGGAACCTACATTGAAAGAAAGAAAATTATAATATTGAAAGTTATGAAGAATGAAACAAAATTAAACAGAGTAAAGGAGTTCCTTGATGGAAACAACATCAAGTACGTTACTCCTAAGAATGCCGGAAAGAAAGGTCATAGTGACTTATTTCTGCCTTCATTCAGAATCTACATCAAACTTCAAGGTGAAGATGATGAGTTGTTCTATAAAACCCACCACATAGGTGTGCACCCTATCTTCATCCGTGATGGTGAAACTCCTAAGTTTGTTCTTGAGAAGGTGCAAAACACCATCATCAAGATAATGCAGAAGAAACAGGCAGCATTTGAGAAACGTAAAAAGAAGTAGGCTTATGGGAAGTTTTATAAAAGAGCGTCTTATTTATGCACGCTGCTGGACGTATTGGGCAGGTAGATGTAATGGTTACACTTGTTGTTGCACCTTCAGCAAATGTAAGAATTTCGCAGATTTACGTTCGAAGATACACCGCTACAGGCATTATCACAAGACAAAAGCGAAATATCCAACTACGCTTGCTGAGTTCAGAAAAAGAGTTCGTCGTTAAAATTTATAGCTTATGGAAGTTGAAAGATATTATTATGCAGTAGCATCCTTCATGTGTAAGAATGGCTCAATTAGTGTTAATTCGGTTACGTGTAGTGTTAGAGAGGAAAAGTTCTATCCTCTCATGAACATCATCACTGATGTGGAAGAGAAATTCGGGTATAATTTGGTTAGAGGAACAGTAATCGTCCAGAGTGTTATTGAGATTAGTAAACAAGACTATGATGCTTTTAATGAACGCATCGCTAAGATGAACGAGAAGAATGGAAAGGTTGACAAAGGTAATGGATAAGTATTTGAAGAAAGCTGTCGCTGATTGGGATAAGAAGAAAGTTCTGACCCTTGTTGTTAGCAAGGAATGGTTCGATATGATTGCTGCCGGCGAGAAGACCGAGGAGTATAGAGTGATAAAGGAATATTGGGTAAAGCGTATCATTGATGTCCGTAAACTACATAGGGGTACAGCCTACATTTTGCGATGCTTGAAAAACAATGACCCTATACTTAAAAACGATATTATCTTGCAATTAGGGATTCCTTACACCCACGTTCTCTTCATCAACGGCTACCGCAAGGATAGTCCACGTATCGAAAAGGAGATTGAGAGTATCACCATCGGCAAGCCTAAGAAAGGCTTATGCCCCGACAAATGGCTTGATACTGAGTTTTTTATAATTAAGTTTAAGTAGCGTATGAAGAAGGTAAGTTTTAGTTTCAAATATCTTATAACAAAATACGATTGTTGCTTTTATCTCATGCCGACTTTAATCGTATGGACTCCCCGAAGAGTTTTCTATGAAATTAGTATAAACTTTTTGTTTTGGGAACTTAATGTTAGAATAAAAACAAGAAAGGAGTAGCGTATGAAAAGAAGATTCGTTAGATTCTTTAAGGCTCGCATTCCTCGCAAACTAAAGAAGGCTGCTAGGTATGGTATTGAAAGACGTGTATACCCAAAGACTGAAGAGAAGGATACAGCCGTTGGTCATGCATACATCTATACCGAGAATGTTGAGTATGTAATATTAGGTAGACGTACCAAGTGGAAACAAAAGGCACGTTTTAAAATTATAAAAGAATATAAGAAACAACTTGCCTATATGTGGCATATGCAATACGACCGAATGATAACATGGTAACAGAAAAAGCAGAGCCTAGTGCCCTGCTTTTTCGTTATCTTCACGTTCTCGTTTCTCGGCTATAGCCTGTCTGAGCCATTCGCCTTTGTTGCGTCCTAGGGATTCGCAAAACTCAAACGTTTCTTCGTTTACATGCGTCACAACCCTGTAGATGAGGGCAGCTGCGCCCTTGCTCGGTGCTCCGGCTCGCTCTCTGCGGCCACCCCACCCTGGATGCTGACTGACCTTGCATTGCTGAACCTTGCCCTTGCTATTGATGCGGAACTTCATTTTCAGCCGGTCATTTACCCAAACTTCAGCAATTACCGCGTCGGGCGTCTGCTGAAGGGTAGATTTGGCGATGCCGATAAGATAGGATTTATCCTTGAAGAAGGTCTCTGTCTCATCGAGTATCGCCCAATCATCGTAGATTATGATTCTTGCCCTTTCCATATCTTCAACCTAATATTGCCATCAGTATCGTGAATAAGAAGATAAAGAGCACGAACCATTCCTGTTTACTCATAGCTTAACCTCCTTTCTTCTTCTCTTGCGAAGATAAATTTGAAGTGCTTTCACAACTCTGTGGTCTTCTTTCCAACCAAAAGAAGTTTTAATCACTCGTTTCAACCAATACAAATTTTTACCCTTGTCGGGTCCGAGAAGTATCTTCTTTACAAATCTTACTTTCATAGCTTACCCCCTTTCTTCTGATAGGCTCGAACCCTACAGATAGCCTTTGTGATTCTGTGGTCTTCGCCAAAGCCATAAGAGTAAGCTATGACTCGTGGTATCCAATAATAGTTTTTCTTTCTGCAAAGTATCTTCTTCGCCTGTCGTAATTTCATTTCTCCCCTCCTTTCTTATCGAATTTGTTGCCAACAACTTTTAGTTGCCTATTACGCAACATTCTCCCTAAAGTATTAGGATAGAGGACAGGAGATTCTGTATTCACCAAACTAAAACTAGTGTTGCGTTGATTCCATACTACTTCATAGATGCTGCCTGTATCCTCGTACTGTCTGAGCAAATCATGTTCATAGATAGGAAATCCGTTACAATCCCGTGCGCCTGTAAATTGGCAGAGGGTGTTGGTGTCTATAGTAGGATTAATATTTCCTCTCGAAAAGAACTGACTATTAGCATAAGGTTGGCAATCTAACCACATTTCTGTATCAATTAGCTTTGCCTTGAAATTGATTTCGCTCATTTCTCCCCTCCTTCCTCGATTACTCCTATCGGTTTGATGTCGTTCACACTTTCATCCTCGGTGAAGAAGGAAACCTTCATCGTGTCGCTCACGTAGGCCATGGCCACAACATCTTCATGGGCGTTCTTGATGATACAGATGTCTCCTCTTACCTCGTTCTGCATTTTCAGATACTTCACGGCTGCATCCTTCACCGCCAAAGGATTCATTTTCTTTGTTATCGTCTCCCCCGACTGAGGGAAGACGAAGATAAATTCTTGCTTATTCATATTAATCTAATTCACTTTCTGTTATTAACAACTCATCAAACATAATACTATCCTTGCATGAGCAGCTCCATGATGATTCGTCCTTGTCTTCCGTTACCTCATAGTTATCGGGATATTCCTCCTTGTAGAAGTCTAGGATATTATCCTCCTCTTCTGCCATCCGCTCCTTTGCTGCGGTCTTGGTGGAGTAAACTCCGATAACATTAACGCCCGAATAATCTTGATTGTCTGCTCCGTGCTTAATCAACACAAATACTTTCTGTTTCTTCATATTACTCGCCCTCCTTCTCTTCTACATCAAATGAAACACTTTCCAACTCGCCTTCGCCTTCCAAAACACCGCTATCGTACACGTCTCTTGCGAACCTTTCAGCGCATTCTGATGAAACAGCGGAACACTCCACCTTGTAGACTACCTTCTCTACGATTTCTACTACATACTTCTTCATAATCAAATCCTTTCTTTAAAAATTAATACTTGGTGGACGGATGGTACGTTGCAACCATCTGTAGCGGCTTGAATACCGCATTCGCCCTATATATAAAACAACAACAACTTCTATTTTATCTTCTTACTTATCTTCTCATTTATCTTCTCAAGACAAGTGTGCTTGTCTACTTGCATTCCGTTCGGGAGGAAGAACCTCTCGGCAAATGGGGTCTGCTTGATGATGAACGTTGTACGTGCCCTGTACCTCTTATTGAACTTGTCAACGTGTATGGCTCCCTTGAAACATTTGATGATTATCGTCATATTGCTTAATCCTCTATCTTTATGATTCCACGTCTTACCAAAGCTTTCACGAACTCCTCTAGTGACGAGACTGATTTATCGCCACCACATATTTCGTAGTTCCAATTAATTCTAAGGAGCCTGTCTAAGTGGTATTTTGTGATTCTTTCGCAACTGATTTCTGTTGGTTCATAACTATGTGGTAATTCAACCTGTATCGTTCCGTGCCCATTTGTGGATATATAGATGCAGCCATAGCTATTGCGCCCCTTGTCAAACTCGCATCCGTAGTTCTTCAAGAAACTCAGTTTCTCAAGCGTTTCTCTCTTCCACTTTCTAGCCTTTTCGTACTCCTGTTTCTTCAACTGATTGATTGCGTCTTCCTCAACAGACTTCTTCTTGGCCTCTGTTCTCATCAAAATCTCTAATTCGTTCATATCTTTATCTCCTATCGTTTAATCTGTTATTTCATTAAGTTATCTACAAGTTCTTCCTTGGTGGCGAATATCTCTTCGATGTCTCTAGTCAGATATTTGCCTTTCTCTGTCTTCATCACTACGCAAGCATCCATGAACAGAGAACGTAGTTTGCCGATTATCTGTTTCTTCTTGGTAAAGAGAATCTCCGGTGTTGAATTGTTCGTGAAGAAAGAACCGATAAAGTAATACAACTTTTCTGCTGCGTTACCCAAATGGGTGTTAACTGCATCGTCTTCCAAATGTCCGTAAGATAGTGAAAGATGGATGATTTCTCCTTCCACTATCTTGTTTTCGTTCATGGTGTACACAATCTGATGCACATAGAAATCGCATAGCAATTTCGTATTGGCATTTCTCTGCACACACCAGTCGTTTGCAAGGGTCATACAAGCGTAAACCTCCTTGCCTTCTGCTAGGTCTTTGGTGATGCGCTCGAAGATTTCCTGTTCTGTAGGCTCTCGCCCTTCTCCGGTTTCTTCATCTTCGATGATGTAATCAACATATCTCAAACCTTCCTTGTCTACAAGTTCAAGTCCGGCTGCCTGTGCCTTTACTACGTCTTGGATATTCATTACCTCAACGCCTACCATATTTTCATTAATCTTAACTGCCTTAGTTGTCTTCATAATTTTATCTCCTATAATTTAAATTTGTTACTTATTATTATTCATTTTCTTTATGGTTCCATGCTCTACCGAGTTTTCATAAAACTCTTGTGTGAGAAGATTTATTGAACCATAGTACCGAAATATTGTATCTAATGCCTGTTCTGTTGGCATTGCTAGCAATTCACTTTTCAAGTAGTTGTGTATTGCTAGTTTAAACTCCTTATCGTCCATAAGTCATTCTTGCATCATAAGTTTTGCCGATAATCTCATCTATCTTTGCTTGCTGCTGATAATCTGTGCAGTCGGCAAAGTTCTCCTGTTCCTCATAGAAACGTGCTGCATTCTTCAGCTCATGGAGTGTTGCTTGGGTGTAGTCCTTGTTAGGATCAACTTGCCTAAGATTCTCACATGTCTTGCAATACTCGATGAAGTCTACAAGCAAAGATTTCTCCTCGCTCTTGCTCTGCTGCGCTCCCATGAGTGGTAGGGCAACTATCGTTGCCACTACCAAAGCTATCTTAATTCTCTTTTTCATATCTTTACGGATTTAATTTCTTGTTTATCTCTTTCAAAGTCTTGTATGTCTCCGGAAACAACTCCAAATGTGCTGCCATGAAGACTGCGCACCCAACTGCCTTTGCATAGGCTGCTGTTGTTGTCTGATAGAGTAACGCTCTGATTGCGTCATACTCCTCGTCTGTAAGTTCTAACTTAACCATATTACTCGTCCTCCATGTCTTTTGCTGCTCTCAGTCTGTAGCCTGTAAGACTGCCAACTAAGAAGATTAATACATAAATTGTGATGTCCATAACTTAACCCTTTCTGTATCTTATTTCGTTTACTGCTGACTGAACCAAAAGGCTTGAAACCTCGGTTGGCTCGTCTATAATATCAACAAAAGTGACTTCCTTCGTTTCGTTGTTCAGAAACTCCACATAGTTAGGATTTAGGCGTTTATATACTACGTATTCAACTCCATTGATTTTCGTGGTAATGGTGTCGTGGTCTTGTCTGAGATAGTCGCTTATCTCGTTGATTAGACTCCAATACTCTTTCAAAGCTAAAATTTTCTTCATTTTCGTTCCTTTCTTTTAATTGTTATACTTGTGCGGTCTCTAGACTTGAACTAGATGTGCTCCTCTATTCGCTGACCGCTCCATATTACATCTTGCCAAAGTTGAAGATTCTAACGAACTGATAGAAGGTTTTGTGTCCTACAAGGTGGAAGAGGTCTTCCATAATATACTCCTTGCATTCCTTTGTGCCTTCCCTGTATTTCTCCTGTATCCGTGCTGCGGTCATGTAGCCGCATTCAAGCCAATACAAGAAGATGGCTCCTAAACTCTCATATTCGTTGCTCCTATCATAGAACTTCTTCTGCTGCTCGTAAGTCTTATTCTTTCTCATAATCTTGTAGTATTGCGGTGGGGATTGCTCCCCACCTAGTTAGTTACTCTTCTTCCTCCTCCTCTTCCTCGTCCTCATCGTCATAAGGTCGGGTTTCATCTACTTCGCCTTCATAGCTTAAATAAATATCTTCGTCCTTTGCGATAAGTTCAACGTAATCGGCTAACTCGTTTGTGCCGATAAACTGATACAGGCTATCTAACATTCTGCTATCGCCTAATGCTTGGCGCAAGTTGTCAAATGCGTTACACACTTCCTTGTAGTCTCTTTTTACTGCCATATCCTATTCTCCTATCTTTAATATTCTATACCATTTAATTTAAGGGCGATTGCCTTTAAGTTCTCGATTCTCTGTTGTGTATTCGGGGTGAGTTCTGCACCACAAATAAGAACTGCTTGTGAAAGGTTCATTACTTTGTCGTATAAAGCGTTTGTGATGTTTGAAATCTCATCACTTGTTAGCGTTATTGTCTTTTCCATAATCTCTTGTATTTAATTGTCCATTACTCTTTCCACCAATCGGAAACGTCACTTCTCTTGAGGTGTCTCATTTCCAAAAACTCTTTGAGGGTGCTGCAATAAGTATTCATAGAATAGCAATCACCCTTCAATATAACATGTACTTCCTTAGCCATAATCGTTTATTTTAATTTTGTTATTGTTACCATGTAGATAACTTTACATTCCGAGTTAGATAACTCCTTAGATACGCGCGCATACTGAGTGTAATAGTTGCCATGTGTATCTTTGAAACGTCCTACGTACTTGTAGCCAACTTCCTTGTTAGCTTGTTTTGCGTGTTTTACTACATTTTCGTTAAGCACTTTGGAGAAACTTTTCGTCCAAAATGTATGTCCGTTTGTTCGTTTGTAAATGCTATACATGTTTACCAAATATTTTTCCATAATCTTTTGTCCGTTAGGCGTGGGGAGGGGCGTACGCCCCGAGGGGGCGCTGCCCCCTTATCTCCCCACATTGTTACTTACCATTCATTACTCATTTCATACACCCAATATAAACCTTCATGCTCTAAGGAGTACTCTTCTGCCTTTTCTCTAGTATCGAATTGTGCAACAACTTCGGGTTTCCTGTCGGGTTCGCATACGTAGTCTTTCACTACTATGTAGTCCTTCATGCACTTGCCTTCATCTTTGAACACTCCAAAGTATTGTTCGTAATCTTTGAACACAAGAACATCAACAAGTTTACCTCTGTACAATACAGGAAACTTCCCGATAAACGGGAAATCTCCCCAATACTCTTTGATGTACTCATCATTATCTTCAGATATGCAAGGGTATAAGTTGTCTTCATCTATAATTACGTAACCTTCTGTTGTGTAGCGAAGGTCACAAATGTAATAATCTGCTAACTTTGCCATAGTTGTCGTTGTTATTAAAATGTTCTACAATAAAGTGCAGGTGTACGTTTGCGCCCAACGTCTGCAAGTCTTATGCAGCCTAACTCCCTTCGTTTAACGTCCGTGGGTTGACGTGTTTCGATGTTTCTCTAGTCTAACACGACTAGCGTTTTTACATCTTGCGTGATGAGTGTTTGAGACTTCTTTGTCTTGTTGCTTTTTAGAGTGCAACGAACTCGGTGTACGATGTCCTCGGTGTTTGTTCTGTGTCTACCTCAGTGTTTTGCCTACTTAACCTATTTGTATAGCGTTCGTTACTAGCCAAAATATCTCTAAATGTGCCATTGCTACGCTGAAATCAAACTAACTTGATTTCGGGTGCAAATGTAATGCTTTATTGTTACACTACAAAATTTATAGGTAGTATTTTAACACTTCAAGCCTACATTTTAACACAATTAACATAATATTACACGAAAATCAACTAATTAGTGTTTTGATATTACTTTTCTTAAAAAATTTGGTAGTATCAAAATATTTATGTAACTTTGCAGCCAATATTATAACATTACATTGTATATTTATGGATATAGCTAAGATAATAAAACGAAAGGGGTTTACACAAAAGCAAGTGTCTGACGCCCTCGGCATTAATAGGGTAAACCTAAATAATATGATTAATGGCAACCCAACGTATAAGACTATGCGTCAAGTTGCTGACGTGATAGGTGCGAACGTTAGTGAGTTCTTCGAGGATGAAGTAAAGAGACCTAACGAGGACTTTGCTAGCTATGTGCGCTACAAGGGCATCCATTATACTGCCGATACATTGGAGGAGTTCTTCAAGCAAGTTGATGAGTTAAAGATTATAGCAAGATGATTATAGTTCAAATTATCATGTGGCTCGCCTTCGGTGCAGTCTCACTCGTTTGTATAGCCTATCTCTTTAATGTATTCGGGAAGGTGGAGGAACATAAGAAACCATTGAAGTATGCTGAGTGGCTCTTGCAACTGCTCATCGTGGTGAGTTGCCTGTATTCGGTGTACACCTTCGGCAAGTGGCTGCAAGGCTTGTGGTGAGGGCGTCAGCCCCACAGGGCATGGGGAGGGCGCTTGCGCCCGTGGGGGCGCTGCCCCCTTATCTCCCCCGAGGATTCTTCACTCTCACCCATAAGAGGTAGGAACACACAAGAGAAAGAACAGATAGAGTACAGGGAGAGAAAAACATTTCCCCAACTAGGAAAAAATATTTCTCCAACTAGGAAAATCAAAACCGCCTAAATCATCTTCTAAAAGCCTTAATTCTAGATGAGCACATTATCCGGCACAAAACCATGAAATCTACGAAAAACCCACAAAATCGGCTCTAATCTGCTTGCAAATGGCTCTTAAACGGCTCAAAACTCACGAATTTGGGAGAAATCCCGACCAATTGCCCGAAAATCGCAAAAATCGGCAGAAATGGACGAGTTTAGCGTTGATTGTGGGTGAAAAACATTCAAGAAGGTTGAATACGGCTAGTTAAAGTTTGCTAACGAACTCCTTGCGTGCGTGCGTACCTATTAATGCAAACCCCATTTTTTGTTTGCAAAGAATCTTCTTTTATGAAATAAGAACTTTCTTTACAACTTGCTTTTGTTCTCCCTCAGGAGTGACTGAAACTAACTTGCTTATAATTAACCACTTGTCTTTTCTTTACAATAATCACGTTTTCTTACAAAATGGGTCTTCTAGAGGGAGAAATGCTAGGAGAAGAAGGGGTGAGTTGCGCCCCGAGAAAGAAATTGGTGGGATTTTGGGCGATTTTGAACGAGGTTGGAACACGGCAAAACCGAACTTCAAATATTATATATTTGCCCTCGAAACATCAAATAATTGCAATTATGACGGAAATATTATCAAAAATCCCAAAGCATTTGACCTCTTGCCCTGTACTCACGGACAAGAAAGAGTGGATATTGGGTGCTGCTGCCTTGGCTGGCGGTGTTGCATCTTCTCTCTTCGGTGCTAACAAGGCGAAGAAGGCGGCTAGAAGGGCACAAGCCGAGAACACGTACAGAACGAACGCTGAGAAGGCTTGGTACGACAAGAACTACAACACGGACTACCTTGACACGAAAGCGGGTCAAAACCTCATGAGAAGGGCGAAGGAGGTACAGGACGAGTATGTTCGCAAGGCTGATGGTGCTGCTGCCGTTGGCGGTGGAACTGCTGTAAGTGTGGCAATGGCGAAGGAGAGTGCAAACAAGGCTATGGGCGACACGATAGCCAACGTAGCGGCACAGGACACGGCTCGCAAGCAGCATGTGGAGGACGCTCACCTTCAGAACACTCAGCAGTTGTCTAGAGAGCGTCAGCAAATCGAGCAGCAGAAGGCGCAGAATACTAGCGATGCGGCTCAAAATGCGTCAAATGCCATGTTCAATTTCGGTGTGAACCAATTGGGGTCAGAACTCGAAGGTGCTAAAGCAGTGAAAACCAACACTTTAGGCTCAAACGGAAAGCCAATTGATAACACAATTGTAACACAACAAGACAAAACCGCTCATTCTGCCGCTACTGACCACTTGGCTGAGAGCATGATGTCTCCCGAGGAGAAGAACCAATACCGCTTGAAGAAGGCAGTCGGCTTGTCGGGGCTTGGGTAGCAGCTAGAAGGTGGAGTGGACGAGCGACAGGCAAGGACGGCATGGCAAGGTGAGCGAGGCGTAACAGGCGACCCCAAGACCCCCACCCCCTTTGACCACCATTGCAAATTATAGTAGAATAATACAAATAAAGAAATTCTGCCTCCCCCCACCCCCTTTTTCTGGATTTCGGTTTTCCGATTTTCCCCACCCCTGAATTTTTGGGAAGTGTTAAAATGATTAAACATAAATAATATGGAAGTAAAGATAGGAAAAGGTCTTTTGTCTCAGATTGAAAAGCCATTCGAGTCTAGCAATAATAAGATAACGTTAGATGATTTGGCTAAGTTCCTAAAAGAAATGGACGAGCAGTATAACCATAAAGTAAATACTGAACGTGAGTATTATGCTCGGTTGATACGCAAGGATGGAAAAGCCCGAAATGTACTAGTGGTAGAAAATAAGAAGGAAGCTGAGGAGTGGAATCCTAAATTCTACTATTACAAAGAGACAGATAACGGAATTATTCCTGCATCATACGACGATATTATCAACACGTTTGTTAAACATTAAAACAAAAATAGATTATGACATTTAAAGAAGCAAAGAAGATATTGGAGAAAGAAGGTTTTTACCTCATAAAGTTTGGTGGACCTAGTGACATTATTGATAATCCTTTTTCAGAATACGAGTCTCCAGAGGTTTATGAAGCCAGGGATGTTGTTAATTCTGCTGGTTATGGTGTCGGCATGCATAGTGAAGTCTCTAATGAGCGCAAGGATTGCTTGGAAAATGGGTATGAAGAGAACACCAAGGCTCCTGGTGAAGAGCAGACAAAGGAAAAGAAAGGTATCATTTACCCTACAACCTTCCCAAAAGCTGATTTTTACCACAAATATTTTCTTAATGAAGGCTATTCTGCCCTTAAAGAGTCAGCCTCCCAATTCAACGATTCTCTGTTGGATGAGCAGGCAAAGAAGATTGAGCAGCTTACCAAGGAGAACGAAGATTGGAAGTCATGGCATGAAATGCAAAACAGAACAATAGCCATAAATAATATTGCCTTCAGGAATGAAAAGAATCGCCTCGGCAAGGAGATTGCCCGACTCAACAAGATCATCCACAAGAAGAACATGAAGATTGAGGAGTTTAGAAAGGAAAGTTCTAGACACCTAAGAGGAAAGGTTAAGCTTTTCGGTGAGACTGTGGATTTGATGGAAGCCTTAAGAAAGACCGAATCATTGTTGAACGACACAAGAGAAGCCAACAGCAAAAACCTTGATACGTGTTTTAAAAATGAGGACATCATTGATGATTTAAAGAAGAAGCTGGCTGAAAAGACAAAATTGGTAAAGAAATACGCCAAAGAGCTTTCTGATTCTTCATTAGATTTGTGCAAGTTGGAGAAGAAGTTGAAAGATAAGAACGCAATTTTGTCTGACGTTGCAGAGGAACTTCGCCTTTCAAAGATTCGTGAGAAGAATCTTGCCGAGTTAGGTCTGAAGTATGTTGGTGAGAATGAGAAGTTGAAGAAGGAGCTTGCAGACAAGGTTGTTGACAAGATTGATGCTCAGGCTTTGAAGAGTGCCGAGAGTGCTCTCGCAGAGAAGGACGAGGTGATTGCTGACTTGGGTGAAGAGTTGGCGGCTACTAAGAATGAGCTAGAGGAAAAGAACTATCTGATTGATATGCTTCGCTGTGGCTCCAGAGAATATTGTGAATACGGTATTGCAGCTGAGAAGATGATCCAGAAGATGGCGAAGGTTATTGTTGAAGGAAGAGCTATCGACTCAGAAGACTTAGAAAAATATCGTCGTTGGGCGAATGGCTATAGATTCAACCCTCAGCTGCCTGATTTTAGCAATGAAGAGGAGAAGATACTTTCTCTTTTCAGAGACGATTCTGTTGGCGCAGTAACGAACCAGAAAGATTGTTCTTCTGCCAAAGACACTCATCCTACAGAGGATAACCCTGAGGAGGTTGAGTTGGATGAAATTCTGGAGTATGTTCGCAAGGCTCTGGAGAAAGGTCACACGGTTTCTATTGACTACGATAAAGCAGAGGAAGGTGGTGACCAATCTGCTACTATTGTAGAATGCGGTAAGGATATTGATGATGTATTTGAGGAAATCAAACGCTTATGTCAGGAGTAAACAATAATCAGAATACGCAGCAGCCTAGGAAGAAGCCGGTAACTATCGGCGGCTATCCTGAGGCTGTGCATGACCTGATGAGGGCGAAATATCCCGATTATGATCAGGTGATGAATGGAGGCAACGGAGGGACCGCGGGCGTTAATGGAGGGGCCGCGGGGGTTAACTTCTTCGGGAATGGGGGCGGTGCAGCTGGCAAGTTTGAGGCTCAGCCTGTTCAGACTGGAGCAGCACCTGTTACAGACTTCACCCAGATGCCTAAGCAGGAAGAGTTTGTTCCGCAGGGCAATGGTAATGCAAACCCTGCCTTGGGACCAGTACAGACTCCCTACATGGGCGATGCAGCAGAGAATACTCCTCAGCCTCAGAGCAATTTTGAGGGAATGCCACAGCCTTCTACAGGTTGGAATGCTGACGGAACACCACGCTATGATACGCTTTCTACTGCTCTGAGCGGCATTCAGATGCCGCAGGAACAGCAGGTTCCAGAGTTTGAGGCTGACCCTAAACAGAGGGATGGCGGCTTTTTCAGTTGGCTCGGCAAGGTTATGCCGAAGAGCAGACCGGGAATGCGTGAGGGCGAGACTCCAGAAGAGTATGACCGCCGAATCACTACCAACCGTGAGAATATCGCTGCCTTTGCTGATGCTATTCGCCACATGGGAAACATCATCAATACTTCGAAGGGTGCGCCTCTTCAGGTGTTCAACGACCCTACTGCCATGATGGAACAGGGTTATCAGAACCGCAAGGCTCAGAGACAGAAACAGGCTGCCCTTGATGCGGATGCTGCCTATAAGCAGGCAAACCTCGACCTAGATAACCGAAAAGCACAGGCTGATCAGGTTTATAAGGAGTATCTTATGGGTCTTCGTGGTGAGGGTAATCAGCTTGCCAAGGATAAGTTTGAGTACCGAAAGGATAAGGATGCGGCAGCTGACCAGTATAAGAAGGATAAGGATAAGCGTGACTTTGAGTATAAGAAGGGGCGTGACAAGGTGAAGGATGAACAGGCTAGGCAGCGTCTGGCTATTCAGCAGTACAACGCAACCCATAAGGGGCGTGGCGGCGGTGGACGGTCAGGCAGGAGCGGTAGCGGCTCGGGTGCCAAGTACTGGTTTGAAGATAAGAACGGCAAGATGCGCTATCAGCCTAACAAGACCATGTGGGAACAGGAGTACTACCGTGAATACGGCAAGCTTCCGCAGGGCGAGACTTCTACTTCTACCAGTACGAAGACCATCAATCCGAAGACTGGCGCAGAGGTAACGACCACCACAAGAAGAAAGGGTGCATCTGTTACCAGTCAGGCAGCAGCTTCGCAGAATGCGGCTAGGAATGCGAGAAACAGACCGAAGTCTGCCGGCAAGTCGAAGAACGGCTATAAGAATACAAAGAAACTTGGATTATAAACATTAATATATAATATATGGCTGGAGATAAATTTGACCAACTTTATAACGCCTTGAAAGCAGATGGCGCAGTTACAGGAACTAGAGAACATTTCAGACAGTTCGTGTATGCGCCTGGCAAGCAGGGCTATCAGAACAGAAAGCAGCTCTATGATGCGCTTCACGCAGACGGTGCTGTTTCCAGTAATTCGTATGAGGAGTTTGCGCAGCGACTCGGACTTCATGCAGTAAATCCGAAGCCTCAGCAGCAGAAGCCTCTTACTATGAAGCAGAGAGCGCAGGAAGTAGCAGCTCAGTATCGGAAGCCAAGGCAGCAGAAGGCTCAGCAGCCTAGAACGGCTACTACTTCTGGTACAGACTACATGCAGAACTGGCGGTTGATGCACATGCGCAACGACCAGATGAACCCGATGCAGCAGGCTCAGGCTAGTAATGCGCGCGCGCGCATGCAAGGAGCACAAGAGCAGTCTGCTCGTCAGGAGCAGCAGAGAGCAACCCCTATCAGCAGAAGCAGAATAACTCCTACTGCCAAGAACTTCAACGAAACGATGCAGCAGCTTTCTACTCCTGAGGCTAGACAGGCTAGAGCCAAGCAGCAGAGAGAGGATGATGCAAGAACTCTCGCTCAGTATGAGGTTGAGGGAAATAAGTTCGTAAGAAATGACGGACAGACCAAAGGTATTTTGGCAAACGATCTGCTCAGTCTGGTTGATTCTTCCATGAACGAGGCACAGGAATTGACACGTCAGCAGTATCAGCAGAACCTTGACGAGAAGGGCGGCATCTATGCGCCTCAGTCGGTAAAGGAACAGGCTTTCCGTGATGCTCAGACACAGGAACAGGTGAACCGCCAGAACGTTCTGATGAACAATCTCAGCAGCAAAATCAACGAGATTTATTCGCAGAAGGGAATGCAGCGCCATATTGCCGAAAGTGCAGAGAAACTGAACATGAGTGTGGAGGAATACGTGGACAAATACGTTACTCCTGAGATTATGAACTATGCTCAGAAGGCTCTGACGATGCGAAATCAGGAGGAAATCATGCCTCATGGTGCGCTTGACTATATTGCCAAGAACCTCAGCAACTCTATTATCGGTATGGTGTTGGCTCCTTCCGTGATGTCTAGAGATACAAGACAGAGATTGCAGGAAGGTATCGCTATCGCAGACGGTGATGCAGAGATTCAGAAGGTTGCCGGCCACAAGGATGAAACCTATCGCTCGGGCATCGGTACGAGATTCGCATCTACTGCCGTAAACATGGCTGCTGATTCCGGTCCGCTCGCCGTAATCGGTGCCGGCGCAAGTGCTGCCGTGAATACTGGAACCCGAGTTCTGACTAACGGACTGGTGAAGGCTGGCGTGATGAAGGCGGCACAGAAGCTTACCGCCCAACAGATGGCTTTCAAGGTGGCCAACATGACTACGGCACAGAAGATCATGTCGGGATTGGGAACCAGAACGGCTACAAGTGCGCTGAACCTTGCAGGATATTCGGGTGTGACTGCTGCCTTGAATCAGGCTTCTACTGGCGATGATACTTCGTTGCAGGCTATCGGCGAGGCTGGTCTGAAAGGTGCTGAGCATGGTGCGGTAACGGGTGCGATGTTTGGAGTTTCGGGCGCAATCATGTCTCCTTGGGTTTCCAAGTTCGGAATCACCGGCATGGAGAAGAGTACTGGCGAGCGGTTGCTTCATGGCGCGCAGAAGTTTGGTGCTACGGCCGCCGGTCTGGGCGTTGAGGCTGGAACCATGATGATGGCCGACAACGTGACCGGTGATAAGGATATTTCCTTCGGTACTTGGTTGGAAGATGTTGTGATGGTGGGTGCATTCAAGGCTGGCGAGCCTAGCAACTTCGTGAAGATGGGCAACATTCTGCATCATCTTACCCATAATAGCGGTGGTAATTTCGTGATTGGAAAGAATGCCAACGGCTCCCATATCGCCGTGGATATTCGCCTGACTGCTGACGAGAAGAACGAGCTGATTTCTTCTGCATCGGGCAAGAATCTGATGGATGCTTTCGTGAAGGTGGACCGTGCATCGAAAACAGCTCCAAGAGATCCGAAATACAAAACGGCATACACGGATTTTATGAACGACCCAGACGTTTCTCAGAGCACCAAAGAGAAGGTGAATGCGGCCATGGGCTTGTTTAACACGACAAGAGGTAAAAGCTACCGCAGCGTGAACGATGTGAAGAACAAACAGGTTCTTGAATACACCAAGAACGGAACGCTGCTTACACGTACCTCTTATAAGAATGCCGATGAGCGCAGAGCAATTCTTTACAAGCAGAAGCTTTATCGTGATAATGACGATATGATGTCGCTAATGGGCTACGCAAGGATGAAGGATATGCAGTTCATAGATGATGATGGAACTGTCACTAATCTAGCGTTTAGATTCCTCAAGGAAAACGGATATGACGAGAATAAGGATATTATCGACCCGAATAATGCCCGACTGATTAATGAGTTGCGCAACCAGAAGAGTGCGCTCTATCTTGATTGGATGAAGTATGCGGATAAGAACGGCTTACTTGGCTACCTCAGATCAGAGAGCAGAGGCGTTACTAACAACTTCATGGCTTCTATCAAAGAGCTTTTCGGTAAAGAAGGAAGCATTCTTATTGATATTGACAAAATCATGCAGAAGGACCCGATGAAGCGTACCGATGAGGAGAACAGAATCTTCTATCATGTGAAGAGAGCACTCGAAGATGAACTTTTCCCTAGCGGAAAACCACATGCAGACCAGTCTGCCAGTCAGGGAAAGACCGTTGCCGAGGAACATAAACTTGGAACGGATAACCCTGATAGTGGTGTTGTGGTTGATGAGTTGCGCAACCTTCGCAACGCAGAGCAAGCTCTTGATGCAGCGATGGATAGCAACGATGTGTTCAAGCAAACCTTTGAGCAGCTGCACCAGCAGGGCTTGACATCGGCACAGATTTATGATGCACTCATTCAGAATGGATTGACCGAAGAAGAGTTGACCCCACTTGCCCAATATATTAATGCGAACGCCAGAGTGAAGGGTATGCAGCAGGCTACTGCCGATGCTATCAACGAAAATGTGAAGGATTTTGTTTCTGATTGGAGCTATCACGGAACCTTGAGCGGTCAGCCGATGAATGGTGAGCAGGCTCTGTATGTTCAGGACAGCAACGGAAGAACCCTTCTTGTTGGTTCGGGTGATGTTTCTTTCGACCAGACTACTGGCAGAGTTAAGGAAGGAAGCGGCGATATGCTCGTCTGCTTAGAAGACCCTAATACCAAGGAATTGGTTTATGTGAAGGCAGATGATGTTACTCTATTTCAGAATCAACCTCTAGACCAGTTTGCTGCAGAATATCGTCAGAGATTGCAGATGAAAAACTCTGAGCCTTATAATCAGGCAGCCCAGGAACAGGCGATGTTGGATGCTGCAAAGCCTCAGCAGGAGCAGGAGGCACCACAAGATAATACCACAAAATCGGAAGATAGTACCACAAAAGAGGGTGATTTAACAAAAGTTGATACCACTTTAACAAAAGTTGATACCACATCGGGCGAAGATAATACCACAAATGAGAACTTAGCACCACAAGAGCAGCCTCAGCAGACCCGAAAGTTTGCCGATGGTTCAGATGTTCCTATGGCTACGGACAGCAAGGGAAGACCTACGCCTGACTATGCTAGTATGACTCCTGAGCAGAGTGCGGAGATTTTTACTGAGGATTTCGGGGAGAATGCCGAGAAGGTAGTGGACGGACAGATTCAGAAAGCAGAGAAGGCTTTGAAGGATGCCGAGAAGATGAAGGTGGACTATACCGCCGAACCTAACGACATCATGGAGCAGGAGGCTTTGAAGAATCAGACTATTGAAGCTGCCAAGAAGCAGTTGGACCACGCTCAGAATATCAAAAAGGCAATGACTGCCAAGAAGGTGGCTGAGACCGTGGGTAAGACAGAACAGGCTGAGGGCGCACATGAAGCTGGCAGCGTGGCTGCACAGAAGTTTGTGAATGCGCCTAGACTGGTGGGCAACAAGCGCACAAGAATGCTGCCTGACGGAAAGACCAAGATTAAGGGACACTATGAGATTGTTCCGGCTGAAAGTCTTACTCCTTCTCATGATGTGAATAACGACTATAAGAAATCTGAGGGGTTCCCTACCGATGCTGAGGGCAGAACCGTAAACGACCGTGACTATGAACATGACAAGGCGGCTCAGCAGAATACGGACCAGATTGCCAGAAAGTATAATGGTATGGCTATCGAGAATGTGCCAGTTGTATCTGACGAGGGTATCGTTTATGATGGCAACGGCAGAACGATGGCAGGACAGAAGGCGGCAAAAGACGGAACGGACGGCGAATACATCAACGACCTTTTGGAGAATGCCGAGAACTTCGGCTTCACCAGAGAGCAGATTGAGCAGAGCGGAATCGAGCATCCTCGTCTGGTTATGGTGACTGATGAGAGACTGCCTTACGATGCAGCTACCTTCGCTAAGTTTAACCGAAACGAGAAGAAGACTCAGAACAATACCGAACAGGCGGTTGCCAAGGCTAAGACCTTGACAGCTGACGAGGTAGGCGCGATTGTTGCTGAGATTGAGGGAAATGGTTCTCTTGATGCTTTCTTTAACAATTCCAAGGCAATAAATGACTTGGTGAAGACGTTAGTAGATAAAGGCATCATCGGACAGAACGAGGTGGCACAGATGATGGATAGCCCTGAGCGACTTTCTGCACAAGGCAGGGAGTATGTAAAGAACCTTCTGTTGGGTTCTATCTTCAAGCCAGAGACTATCAGAATGCTGGGCATCGACTCTACGGTGAAGAATAAGGCTATCAACGCTATCCGCTCGGTAATGGACAACATGAAGCTGGGCGATTATTCTCTTCGTGATGAGATAGATCAGGCTATCCAGTTGCTCTATGAGGCAAGACAGGGCGGCAATAAGGTTGATACGCTGCTGAGAACACCAGACATGTTCGGTGAGGATGCAGCTAAGCGTTACTCTTCTATCTCTCAGATGATGGCTTTAGCCTTGGAGGGCAAGGTTTCTGATTTCAGAGATTTGCTTGACGAATACAACCGCATCGCTAAGGCTAGAAATACTGGCGAGGGCAATATGTTTGAGGCAGCTCCTACCAAGGAAGAGTTAATTAATGAGTATTTGAACTTTAAAAAATGGCAAGATTATGGAACAGGACATTCAGAAACAGAAGGAAGCCATGATGTTTCAGGCGTTGAAGAACCTCAACAAGAAGCATCAGGAGGAAATGAACCAACAGAAGCAGAGCGACCAAGAGTAGAAGAGGCTGACGATTTAGAAAACAAGGAACTCGAAAGTCGCATTGAGGTGACGGACGAGGAAACCGAGACTCCATCAAAGTACGGTCCTATCATGAAGCAAAAGATTGTGATTGATGGAGACAAGGAGGTTATCAAGGTTGATGAGCCAAACGAGAAGGGAGAATACACCGGCTCATACTATGAGTATGATGGCAAGAAGTTTGGAGACCTGAATGAGGTTACTGAGTATATTGACAGCAAGAATGAAGAAGGTCCTCTCCCACTCCTTCCAAAGGAAGAGAACCCAGACCCTACTTTTGATCCGATTGCGGCGGCTGCCAAGGAGTTTAAGAAGGAGCATCCTCTGACTGAGGATGAGATTATGAAGGCAGACGTGGATGATTTGTCCAAGGATATGGCTCTTGATTATCTTAATGGTGAGGTGACGGATGATTTGCATCGTGCTATCTATGAAAGCATCTTTGCCAAGACCAGAGGACAGAAGACTGATCCTAAGACAGAGGCTCCTAAAACAGAACCATCTGCTGACCCTATGGAAGGAATCAAGAATGCAGCAGAAGGATTCGAGAAGGAGAAGAAAGCCAAGGTGAAGACTGAAAAGAAGCCTCAACAGACTGCTGACGATGCAGCAGTAGCAGCTTCAAACAAGAAGGTTAATGACCTTTGGGATATGCTCAAGAATGCCGGCAAGGATGAAATATCTGCTTCGTTCATCGGTCTTAACTCTAGACAGCTGGAAGTGTTGCCTAAGCTGGTGAGCGCCATGGCCGAAAATGCTTATCTGAGAATCAAGAGAGGTATGCACAATCTTGAAGACGTGGTGAAGGAAATGCGCAAGGAGTTTGCCCCTGCTGCCAAGATTTTCAAGAAGGAAGATGTGGATGCTATCTATGAGCAGATGATGAATATCCGCTATCGTGATGGCGAGCAGCGCATGAGCTTGAAGGAGTGGGCTGACTACTACGAGAAGACTTCACCTAAGCATCAGGAGAATCTGGTGGGTGACTCCAAGACTGCCGAGGATAGAAAGCTAGCTGAGAAGAAGTTTATTGATGTCGTGAACCTACAGTTGGGCTTCAAACATAAGTTTAACGGTATTGTTGAGCTGAGAAAGATAGCTGAAAGAGTTGGCTTGAAGGACATTAAGGACACGGACTTACAGGAGCTTGCTGAGACTGCTATTGTTAAGCGAGCAAGAGGTATCGCTTCTTCTGAATCTACCAACGATGCTGTGAAGTTTGAACGCATCAAGACACTCTATGAAAATCAGCCGAGCCTCAACCAACGTGATTCTGAGCGAGTGATGAAGCAGCAGTACTCTACCCCTGCCCCTTATGCTTTCCTTGCAGATATGTATGTGAAGGGCAACGGCAAGGTGATTGAGAGTGCTCTGGAGCCAAGTGCCGGCAATGGTATGCTTACTATCGGTCTGCCGATGGATAAGGTGCATGTGAACGATATTGATGCACAGAGATTGGCGAACCTGAGAAGACAGGGCTTCAAGAATGTGACGAGTCAGGACGGAACACTGCCTTTTGCAGACAAGGACGTTGACGTGGTGGTGACAAACCCACCATTCGGTAGTGCTACCCCTAAGGAGTATGACGGCTACAAGATTTCTTCTCTGGAAGGACAGATGGCTATCAATGCCTTGGAGAGCATGAAGGACGATGGCCGTGCTGCCATTATCATCGGCGGCAAGACGGAATACGCCAAGAACGGAAGTCTGAACCCAAAGGATAAGGCTTTCCTTGGTTATCTCTATAGCCACTATAATGTGGAGGACGTGATTAATGTGGATGGCAGTCTCTACGCCAAGCAGGGAACCAGCTACCCTACACGTATTATATTAATAAACGGAAGACGCTTGAACGAGAATGCCTTTCCACCAGTAAAGGATAAGGCTAGAGCTGAGGCCGTGAAAGATTATGACGAACTTTATAAACGAATTGAAGATGATATACTACGAGGTGAACGGATGGATTCTTCCATCGGAGGAGAAACAAGAAGTGCTCAACCAGAACTTGATAAACAAGGCTCTACTGGTGCTCCTAAAGAGAGAGTACGAACAGGAGAACGAGGAGGAAGCAAACCAGATGGTGAGCGAGAGCCTGACCTATTTGACTCCACTTCCGTATCAGGAACCCATGATGACTTGGAAAATCAACGAGGAACCGAGCCAAGACAAGATGGAGGACTTTCTGATGGAGATAGTAGAGCAGACGGAACAGGGGCAGAGCCTTCTCCAAGCGAAGAACCAACCTCTGGAACCAATGAGCAGCGAGGTAATGGATCAGGAGGAGCTGGACGGAATGACGCTCAGCCAAGTACTGATGAATCTACCAACGCCGGGGGCGGAAGCGGACCACGGGGACAATTACAGCGGGTGGACAAATCCGTACGTGGACTAAGCACCGAGAAAGTTACTTACGCCCCTAAGAGTGAAAACCCATTCACTCTGAAAGCCGTGATGCCTGCCGATCAGCAGGAGGCGGTAAACAAGAATCTTGAAAAGTTGGGCGATGCAGACCAGTTCCTTGTTGATGAACTGGGATATAATGATAAGGATGATTTGTATTCTCATCTTGCAGCAGAGCAGGTTGACTCTGTAGCCCTTGCCTTGCAGCAGGCAAAGAAGGGCAACGCCTTCATTATCGGCGATATGACCGGTATCGGTAAGGGAAGACAGGCTGCTTCGCTTATCAGATACGCCAAGAAGCAGGGTCAGGTTCCGGTATATTTCACCAAGACAGCAGGATTGCTGAGCGATGTTTACCGTGACTTGGTGGATATTGGTAGCCCAGACCTAAGACCATTTGTATTCGGTAGTGCCAAGGAAGCTGCCATTACCGACTCAGACGGAAAAGTAGTATTTGCTTTGCCATCGAAGAGCGAGGTGAAGCGAGTGCTCGACTACATCGAAAAGAACGGAAAACTGCCAGACGAATACGACTATGTATTGACTACTTACAGTCAAGTAAGCAATGGTGTGTATGAGTTTGACGAGAATGGTGCACGAAAAGAGAAGAAACTTGCGAAGGGTAAGACATTCGGCGCTGCTGCTCTGAGCGGACAGAAAAGACGTGATGCTATTGAAAAACTGATGGGTAACGCCTATCTTATCCTTGATGAAAGCCACACGGCTGGTGGCAATAGCGGACAGGGCAATTATTTCCAACACATTATTCAGAAGGCAAAGAACGTTACCTTCTTCTCTGCAACCTTTGCCAAGAGACCAGACAACATGCCTATCTACGCTTTGCGTACTGCCATGAATGAAGGCGGTATGAAATCATCCGATTTGATTGATGCGGTAAAGCGTGGTGGTGCAACCTTGCAGGAAATCATGAGCCAGACCTTAACACAATGCGGTCAGATGATTAGACGTGAGCGAGATATGACTGGCGTAACCATCGACTGGAAGGCGATTGATGATCCTGAGCGAGTGCAGGAGCAGCGAGAGCAGTATGATAGTATCATCGGATTGTTTAATGATATTATCAATTTCCAAAAGAAATATGTTTCAAGTTACGTGGATGAGCGTAATGATGAGCTGGCTGCCATTCAGTCTACTATGGGAATCAAGAAGGGAACGGCTGCCCTGGGTATCAAGAATCAGCCTTTTGCAAGCAAGGCATTCAATACCGTTCAGCAGGTACTTCTCTCCTTGAAAGCGAAGTCTGCTGCAGAACGTGCCATCGACTATTTGAAGCAGGGCATGAAGCCTGTGATTGCGTTGAACAATACCAACGAATCGCAGACTGGCAACCTTGCGCTTGGCGAGGAAATGGACGCACCAGACTTGGGTACATCTTTGAAGAAGGGTCTGGAGGGTACACTTCGCTATACTCAGAAGGACGCAAAGGATAATAGCGAAAGCGGCTACATCAAGCTTTCTGATTTGGGCGATGAGGCAGTTGAGGCTTATCACGAACTGGAAAAGAAGATTGAGCAGACAAGTACCGGTCTTTCACTCTCCCCTATTGATGTTATCAAGAACGAGTTACAGAAGGCAGGTTATAAGGTTGGCGAGCTGACCGGTAGGCAGACCGAGTTTGTTTATAACGACAACGGAACTGTTACCAAGGTGAAGCGTGCTGATACAGACAAGAAGAAACTCGCGCGCGACTTTAACGATGGCAAGATTGATGCGCTTATTCTCAACAAGAGTGCAGCAACCGGTATTTCCCTTCATGCTTCGAGCAAGTATAAAGACCAGAAGAAGCGTGTGATGATCGTGGCGCAGCAGCAGCTCGACGTAAACGATGAGGTTCAGATGCGTGGACGTATCGACCGAACCGGTCAGGTGGCTAGAGGTGCATACGAATATGTGGTTTCCCTTATCCCTGCCGAGCAGCGACTGCTGATGATGTTTAAGGCTAAGTTGAAGTCACTTGATGCCAACACTACTTCTTCTCAGAAGAGTAAGTTCAACGAAATGGAAGTTGCCGATATTACCAATAAATATGGTGATAAGGTAGTTCGTGAGTATATGGCAGAGCATCTTGACCTTTATGCTCGCATGGCTGATCCATTCGGATGGGAAAAGAGTAATGGCGATGATTTGTCTAGAATCGACCCACAGACTCTTGTTGCTAGCGGTGGCGGTGTCGGTGATGGTGAAGCTGGTGCCGATGCAAGCAAGTTGCTTGGGCGTATGGCTCTGCTGAGAGTTTCTGAGCAGGAGAAGATGTTGCAGGAGATTGGCGAGCTTTATGCCAACGAGATTCAGCGACTCAACGAAATGGGTGAGAACGACCTTGAGATTACTGAGTTGCCTTTGAAGGCTAAGACTCTCCACAAGGAAGTTTGGAAGCAGGGTGCAGAGCCGGGCGGCGATAATGCCTTTGCCGACAACACCTATATAGAAAAGGTGAACATGGCCATCTTGAAGAAACCTATGAAGGCTTCTGAGGTGAAGGCTTCGCAGGATGGTTTGACTGGCGGCAAAACATGGGATGAATACAAGACCGAGAAGAAGGCTGCCGTGAAGGAGTACTTCGACCAGAAGATTGCTGACGAGACTCAGAAGTATGAGGAGCGTGCCGTGAAGGCTGCAACCAAGGCTAAGGAGAAGTATATCAAAGATGCTAAGAAGGGTCAGAAGGATTCGGGCATGAGCGATGAGCAGATTGAGAAAATGGCTGGCTATCAGTATGACAACATCTACAAGCAGGAGAAAGATAAGCTGAACGATGTGGTGAAGAACCTGAAAGCCAAGGCTGAAATGTTTGAGCGTGTGCTTGATACCTTCGATACTAACGGCGCTTTCGTTCTGCCTATGGATATGAACAATCCAAATGAGTTGAGCGGATTCGGCAACAGTTACGGTAGACTTATTGACATCAAGATTACTGATAACTACTCGCCTAACGCCTCTTCCGTTTCCTTTGCTACCTTGGATGGCAGAAGAAAGATTACTTTCCCTATTGCCGGCAAAGTGGGTTCTGGTGAAAACAAGGTGGATATTATCGGTTCTATCGACCGCATGACCAAGCAAGCTGCCGGTATGGGAGACAGCCATCTCAGAGTATTGAACCAAAACTTTGATAACTGGGATAGACTTACTAGCAATGAGAGCCGCAAGAATGGCTATATTGTAACTGGTAATCTGATGCAGGCTTTGGTTGACAGTAAGGATCAGGGCTTAGGCGGTCAGCTGGTGAAATATACAACTGACACTGGCGAGGTGAAGACTGGTATCTTGATGCCAGATAGATTCGACCCTAAGGGCTTGACTACGGATGCGCCTATCAACAGCGTGGCTGAGAAATTTGAACTTTCATCTTGGCACGGTGGTATTGACGAGGTCACTTCATCGGATGGTGATGTGAAGGTGAAGCGCATAGACAACTCTCGTGGCTACTACTTCGAACTTCGTGTACCGAAGAGCAAGGCGAAGGGTGGCAAGTACTTCATGGATAATGACTTGCTGAAACTGGTTAATGGCAATAACTTCGAGACCAGAGGCAACAATATGCTTGCTGAGTTCAAGCCAGAGCAGTTGAAGCCAGTACTGGACCGCCTGTCTAAGATGGGCGTGAAGGTGCAGGAGGAGCGCAATACTTCTGAGGATGAGGGAGCCCACTTCCGTGAGGACCGAGGCTTGCAGTATTCTAAAACAGATACAAAAGATGTTAAGAATAGTAGAATCATTCCGGAAGATGTAGATAAAAATGTATCTTCGCAGATTGAAAAGAAGTTTGATTCTGCCATTGAAGACATTGTAGAACATGCAGAAGACAGAGATAAGTCTAGACTTATTAATGATGCAGACTATGCTGTTGATGAATTTTCTAATCTTGGCAGAAGCGTTATAGAATACTACAAGAATGATTATGAAAGAAAAGTCGAAAAGTTATCAGGACAGTCCATCGGAGGACATCTTGGTGGTAAGAATGACGGTAAGGGAAATAGAGGCTCTTATCTACTCCAATATTATAAGACCATTCTCGCCGTCGCTGACAGAGAACTTGCCTATAGAGACGCTAGAGCAAAGAATCTCAGAGAGACTTGGGGATTGCAACCAGGAGGAACGTTCACACTTGAAGCCGCTGAACGAATATTTAAAGAAACAAATAGAGATAAAGCAAAGGCTGAACTCTTCCAGAGAGTTCTCGATATAAACAAACGTCTCGGCGTTACATTCAAGGTTAGCGAAGAGAGTTCCAAAAAGAGATCAGGAGAAGCAGACATCTACAGGAACATTGATTTGTATATTGATGGCCTGACAAAGACCAAGGCTCCAGACTACGCTGCCCCTACTGTTATGCTGCATGAAATGATTCATGAGGCAACAATGGGTGCTATCAATCTCGTTAAGAAAGGCAAGGCTGAGGGAATGCTGACTCCTAAGCAGATAGAGGGCGTTAAGACTATCCTCGAAATCTATGACAAGGTAAAGGACGATAAGGAACGCTTCAAAGAAGAGCCTTACGGTCTGTCTGACGCTTACGAGCTGACAGCTCAGATGGCTGATTCTAGACAGAGAAAGGCCATGGACCTGTCTATCTGGGATAAAGTTGTGAATGCCGCGCGTGAATTTGCAAGAAAGGGCGACCGTTCTATCATGCAACGCTTGAAGGATGCTTGGAAGAAACTGTTTGAGGTTTCTGAGAAGGATAAGATGGATAAGGCTATCAACGACATCATGGATGATTTCAATGAAACCATTGATGATATTTCCATGAATGATATTGAACAGGACGGATTTGCCTATAAGGTTACAGACAAGGACGAGTTGGACCGCCTTGACAAGGAGAAGACTTTCAGAATGTATAGCGGTATGCAGGAGGTGGACGGAAAGTTGTACTCTCCTATGGCTGCTATCATTGACGGAAAGCGTACCGATGCTACAGAGATTGGTGCTTGGATGGGTGCAGACGAGAGACCAGACCTTGTGAAGAACGGAAAATTCCAACTTGTGAAGACCGATAAGAATCCTGGGGCAGGAGAAGGACCAGTGCCAGCGGCTTATAACCCTTACATGCACACTTCTACTTCGGTGATGAACGATCAGTTCTCTGGCGCTTACGCTAGAGGCAATATCAAGGTTGTGGAATGGGAGATTCCTGAGAGCGAGAAGACTAGCGGCTATCACGCCGAGGGCGCAAAGAACTCTGTGGGCTTGGTGCCTTGGACTTCTGGAACAGTAAACAGCCTTCTGCCAAAGGACAGACAGAGAAGCGTGATGCTCTCTAGATGGAGAAAGGCAGTAAGAATATTGCCTGACGAGGAGGTTGCTGAGAAAATCGCCGACCAACTGAGAGGAACAGGATTGGCTATCCCTTGGAACGTAGTTACCCCTAACCAGTTGAGAGAGCTAGTAAAACTTGGTGTGCCTATCACTACCGTAGAACAAGGCAGACAGAACCCTGAAACAAAGGAGAAGTTCTTGCAGCAGATGGCTGAGTTGGAACAGGAGTTCCCTCAAGCTAAGTTCGTTAACGTAAAAATGACAAAGGATGCCTTTAAGGAATGGGGAAAAGACGGCGGTACCAAGTTCCGCACGGACCACGGCGATGGCAACTACCCTACTTCATCTGTTAAGAGCCATATCGAAAAGGTGGCTCAGAAGACTGGCGCAAAGGTAAACATGGTTTCATCGGTTAATGAAATCACCAACAAGGCGGCTAAGGCTGCTATTGAGGAAGGTAGAAAGATTACTGGTTGGTATGATGAGAAGACTGGCGAGGTGCATCTTTACATGCCTAATATCCACGACAGATATACTGCTGAGAAGACTATCTGGCATGAGGTGGTTGGACACAAGGGAATGAGAGAGTTGTTTGGTGATGAACGATTCGATAAGTTCCTTCGTGAAGTGTGGTACGACTTGGATAAGCCTGAGAATGCGGCTTTGAAGAAGCTGGTGGATGAGGAGAGAAAGTTCAACCCTCTGAATATCTATGATGCCATTGAGGAAGGTATCGCCCGACTCGCCGAGGATGGCAAGGGTGAAGCTGGCTTCTGGAATGGTATCAAGAATAAGGTATCTGATTTCCTTCATGAAATCGGTTATCGTATTGCTCCTAATACTAAAGATGTGAAGTATCTGCTCTGGTTGAGCAAGAACTTGCACAAGAATCCAAATGATCCTTATTGGAAACTGAGAGCCGAGGCGGTGAAATACCGTCTCGACCATGAGCGTATGCCTGCTGTTGTGGCGCATGATGGTATGTTCTACGGAAATGACGGAAAGGTTAGAAGTATGGATAATCTTACCAATGCTGAGTGGAATGAGGCTACAGACGGTGAGATTCACTTCCGTACTACCCCATCTGCCGGCACGGCACTTGACAGATACCACCGTTCGCTTGATGAGCACGGCTATATGTTCACCGAGAGCTATATGGACAATATGCTTTCGTTGAAGAAGTTGATGAATGCGATTGTGCCAGATAAGAAGATTGAGGATATTGCCTCTTCGGAGAATCCTTATATGTTGCAGAACACCATGCAGGGCGCGATGAGCGATGCGGCTCAGATGTTTGAGCGCAACGTGATGAAGCCTCTTGACAAGGCCATGGCTGGCGTACTGGATGCTTTTGACGGAAAAAAGGACGATGAGAAGATAAGAAACTTCAATCTCTATATGATAACCAAGCATGGTTTGGAGCGAAACCGCATCTTCTATGTGCGTGATTCCTTGAAGTATATGCGCATGAACGAGAAGACCAAGAAGCTAGCTGATACTGTAGAGTTTGATTGGAACAACGAGAAAGCTACCCTTGACGAGAAATTGGAGCGTGGAGACATCGACTTGAAGACTTATTATGAGCGCATGGACGATTTCATCCGTACCTACGTGGATAGTGACAATAAGTTTGATGCAGGCGAACATGATTATTCGGGTATTCACGCTATACAGGAAGTGGCTAAGTCTTCTGACCCTTACGATGATGCTGAGGCTATCGCTAGCGTGATGGATTCAGAAGCAAAAATGGAGAGTATCAAGAAGGGGTCTGTTAAGGACTATTGGGATAAGGTGAAGGCTGCCACCCAGTATTCTATTGACAGCGATTACAAGAATGGTATCATCAGCAAGGAATTGCATGACCATGTATCGAACATGTTCAACTGGTATGTGCCTTTGAGAAAGTATGATGAGGCTACAGCAGAAGATACTTATGGCTACATTACTGAGCAGGGCGACCCGAAGAGTTACATCGGAAGCACGATCATGAGAGCGAGAGGACACAAGTACCTGAGCGAAACAAACGTACTGGCGCAGATTGGCGCGATGGGCAACAGAGCTATCAAGAATGGCGGTATGAACGCTATCCGTCAGGCATTTGCAAGATTCGTAAGAAACAACTCGAACAATAATCTTGTGACGGAGACTAGGGTTTGGTACGCCGATGACCCTATCACTCACACCACCGTGGAGCGTTACCCAGACATTCCCGAGGACGCTACGGCTGATGAAATAAATCAGATAGTAGCAGACTTCAATATGGAAATGAAGGATTTGGAATCAAAGGGGTTGGCGACAAAGGTGTATCGAAGAGGAAGAATCGGTTATAAGTTCCAGAGAGCAGAGAACAAATCGCAGCATATCGTGGACGTGAAGATTGCCGGAAGGACCCATTCTTTTATTATCAATGGAAATCCTAGAGCGGCGCAGGCTCTGAATGGATTGCTGGAGAACTCGGGCGCCAAGGGAATCATGAAACCATTGAGTTCTATTTCAAGAATGATGGCGCAGTTGTGTACATCTTATAACCCTGAGTTCGTGATGCGAAACATCATGCGTGATGCGGAGTTTGCATCTAGCAACGTGACTTCTAAGGAGGGTGCAAGATATGGTGCTCTGTGGGCGAAGTACTATGCGCAGTTGGGCTTGTATAAGGGTGCATCAAATATCAGCTTCAAGGATTTGAGCGGAACTACTGGCTTGGGCTTATTTGCTAAGTATCGTAACGGAACACTTGATACTTCTGACAAGGTACAGAGATATTTCAAGGAGTTTATGGAGAACGGCGGCGAAACCGGTTGGGTTCAGATCAAGAACATGCAGGACTGGACCAAGGAATACAAGAAAGATGTGAAGAGCGAAAGAAGCAAGATTGACAAGGGCGGTGCTGCCCTTCGTGACTTCTTCTTCGGTAATCTGGAGAACGTGAACGAGGTGGCTGAGAACATCGCCCGATTCGCTACCTATTGTGCGAGCCGAGACAGTAACCGTTCTATCATCCGTTCTGTATATGATGCGAAGGAGGTATCTACCAACTTCAACCGCCATGGTAGCGGTGATGCCATCAAGAGTTTCAAGAACGGAGAAATGGCAGGCGGTAAGGCGGCAGCACGATGGGCTTACGGATTTACGGCTAGCTATCTCAGACATTGTTCTATGTTCTTCAATGCCGGTATTCAGAGTACGAACCTGCTTGTAAAGAACTTGAAGAATCATCCTGTGGGTACTTCTATCAACATGCTTGCCATTCCTTTTGCTGTCGGTGCGTTGGCAGCACTTGGTAACAACGTGCTGATTGCGAGTGAGGACGAGAAGGACAGAAAGGGAGTTAAGGACCCATACGGCGAGCTGCCTGACTACGTGAGAAGAAACAATCTCTGCATCTACAAGGGCGGTGGCGAGTTCGTAACGATTCCGCTTGCCATCGAATTGAGAGCCTTCTATGGTTTGGGAGACTTGGCGGCTGGATTGACTTTCTCGCCTAACGTGAGCGGACAGAAGAATCCTGCCTTGGATGCCGTGGGCTGTATGTCGCAGCTTGTGCCGGTGATGGACTATCTCGGTAACTCTTCGGCTGGCAAGGAGCCTTTGAATGAAACTATCAAGGCTATCTCTCCTTCTGCCCTATCTCCTTTCGTGGAATGGGAGCTAAATACTGACTGGAAGGGCGCGCCTATTGAAAGACGTGGTGACTGGAACGAAAATTCTCCTGCTTGGCAGAGAGCCTACAAGGGTGTGCCTGACGGCTATCTGGCTGTGAATAAGTTTGTGAATGCGCAGACTAACGACGTAGCCAAGGGCAATGAGGATATGCTGGGCAACAGTTTCCTGGATATGGTAACGAACCCTAGTATGCTGAATCATTACATCGGTGGTATAGGTGGTGGCGCTGCTACCTTTACAGAGCGAGCTATCGGTGTTATCAAACATGGCAAAGATACGGAAACCAAGGATATTCCTTTCCTTCGCTCTCTTCTTTATACGCCTAGTGAGCAGAGCAGCTTGCAGCGAACTAAGAGCAAGTGGTATAACTACAAGGACGAAATGGAAAAGACCATGGCCAACGTGGACCGTCTGAAATCGAAGAACGTTCCGCTTGACAAGAGAATCACCAATATCGGGGAGTATTTCCACTTCCAAAACTCCAAGGAGGCTGCCAAGGTTAGAATCATCGAACTGGCAGAAAAACAGATGAAGCGATGGAAGAAGATGAGGGATAAGGCGAGCGATACCGAGAGCATCAACTTCGCTAATCAGAATATTGACAGAATCATGATGGATGCGGTGGATGAACTGGATAGATTGGAATAATATAAAAAGGGAGTGGGCGCAATGCTCACTCCTTCTTTACTATATGGCTAATATCGACTGTTCCAAAATATGTAAGTGTCACAGTTTTTGTTCCATTACCAAATAAAGCCTCTATATATATTCTATTGTCCTCATCATTTTCTTTTATTAAAAGATAAGAGGACTCTGGTAAATTCTCATGATCACATAGGAAGATGTATTTACCATAGCCATCTTCATGTTCTTCCCATACGCCTGCATTAAATGCACGAAATGCTGAAAGGTAGTTTTTCTTGCCTAGAGGAACCCTGTCGTTTGTGATTGCATTCAAGGTGTATTTGCCGGATTTTACTTCAATATTATAGCTGCCGACTGTTATTTTTTCTATTGGGTAGTCTTTCCCATCAATAGTGAATTTGTTTGATACTTCTGCAGGGTCTTCGCTATCGCTGCATGCACATAATGACAGAACTGCCATTAGGATAAATAATAATTTCTTCATGAATCAATGTTTTATGCGTTTGTATTTCTGGGTGCAAAGGTAGGGATTTTTTTGATAGGTTGTATCGGGGTTGGGGGAATTTCTGCATAGTTTAGACTTATTATAAATATGGGGGACTCAGCATAAAATGCTGAGGAACGGGGGCTAGAGGGGGCTTTTCTTGCTTGTGGCGGCTTGACAGAGGGAGCCTAGGAGATAGCAGGGTTCTTCGGTGTACATATTTATTAGGAACTGCTCGGATATGTGCTGAACTACATGGAGCATTTCGTGAGTGAGGCTATTCGTGTACTCCCCTTTTGAGGTGGTCCAACCTATTACTACTATCGTTTTTCTGGTATCTATGTTGGAATAGGTTATCCCTTTGTTGGGTTCGCCTTCGAGCACGAGATTACAGGCATCTTCGAGAGGAATGCCGGCGCATCCCAAATCCCGAAGATGCCTTCTTACCTTCATGGCATCCTTTGAGTGGACATCGTACATTACATGTACTGTCCAGTCGTACCTTTCCAAATATATCTCCTGCTCAGTCACTTTCTAACTTAACATTAAACATTCAACACTTAACATTGCTACAATATCTCTTCCCAAGGAATGCCTATGCCATTGAATGATGTATCTGCATAGAAGCGGTTGAAGATGAAACCGTCCTGCTGATCCTCATCATCTACGTAGTCTTTGATGAACTGGGCCATCTGCTTTTCTTCCGTGATGGATGAACCGTAGAAATCGGCTAGGCACATGTGCGCGATGTAAACCGCATCATAGCCCACATTATTCTCCAGCACAATATCGTTCTTCTTCAAGATGTCCTCAATATCATCCTTGCTCATCATGCGGATAGGCTTACCATTTTTCCGCATCTGCTTTACTGCCCACTCGCACATCTTCTTATTGAAGTGCCAGCCATTGTAGCGAAGGTAAGCCCTCATTTCCTCTGGCTGATAATCGTAGGCATTCAAAGATTGTCTGTATTTTCTTTCCATAATCTTTCTGATATTAAAAAGGGTTTGGTAACGAAATCTGTTTCACTACCAAACCCCAAGTTAGTTAATACTCGTCGCCGTAGCTTCGATAATCACGTTCTCCACGGTCTCTGTCGTCACGTTGACGCATGTCTTCGTACTCTTCATGCTCTCGCATACCACTTCTGCCTCCACGACCTCTGTAATCGGGCATGCGGTTGTGCTCGCCGTATCGGTCACGTCTGCCTTCACGCTTCATTTCGCCCAGACAGTTCATCGCCTTATCCAAGTAGCGCAAGCCTTTCTCTACGTTCTCATACAAGCCATCAAACTTGTCTTCTGTAATCTCAACCATTATCATAATTCTAAGATTTTTAAAGTGAATAGATAGGAGATTACTTGTTTATCGCCTGTTGGAGCAATCCCATCATCTTGTCGAGCTTGCCCTCCATGCCAGAAACCTTGCCTTCAAGCTTGCTGATTTTCTCAGTCTGTTCCCTCTCCTTGGCTATCTGGGGGTTGAGTTGCAATAGCATTCCCTCACAAGAATCAACAACTTTCTTGTGGTAATCTACGCTCTCCAGTATCGCCTTGGATTGTCTCAGCATCGTATCGACCTCTGCACTCATGGCTTCCTTGTTGTCGCTCACCACAAGATTCTTGTCGTTTGCTATCTGTCCGTTGGCAGGTAGCTGCTTGAAATCAACCTCCTCGTCGTTCAGCTTCACCTTCACATCAACCACAGTTTCCATAGGCTGAGGCGTGAAGCCATTGTTGAAGGTAGGGTATTTCGTCTGAGGATTGCTGACCGAAACAACCTGACCAATCTGCAAGTTCGGGTTTTCGCCCTTATCTAGGACATAGAATAAAGAATTTGTTCTTAAACCTTGAAACATAATGTAATCTCCTATTATCTATTCTTGTTAAACAATACCCGACATCAGCTGAAGGGTGTTAGTGTCTCTCTCAAACCAGAGCTGAACAACTCCAGTTCCCGGCACGTCTGCAACCGTTAATGCCTCACCGTTGAATTTGGTTACGGCTTGGGTTACGCCGTTGGTCTCGAAAAGGATAGGCAGCGTACCAGTCGTTCCTGTCGGAATAGCCTGTTTCAGATTTACGAAAATCGTTCCTCTGTAGCTGGCATTCACGAAGGCGTGGTTTTTAAAGGTGAACACCACATTGGCAGTATTCACCACCACGCCTGTAGAAGCGATAGCCGCCGAACCGTTACGATTCACCCAAGTAAAAGGTCTTAACCATAACATAGCAGCCTCCTTTCTTTAACCCCAGAATCCATTGTTGGCAGCATTCAGTCCATACAAGCCTGCCTGATAAGCAACGCAGTTAGGAACAGCCTGAAATGGTTGATATGGCACAGTCACCGTATTCGGCTGGGCACATTTTATTGCACCAACTTCTTTCTGCAGACCAGCCAATACCTGATTGATTGGAGCTACAGCCTGACCCACGATTTGTGAAGTCATAGCAGATGCCTTGAAGGTACTGTTCTCCTCACGCAGAGCATCAATCTTGTTCTGCATTTCACGCATCTCAGCCTGCTTCTGACCATCAACGATTGTCTGAGTGCTCTCCTTGATAGCGTTATGCAAATCGCAAGTCTGTCGCTGAGTCTCGTAAGCTACATTGGAGAAGCCACGTTCCTGACCTACAGCCACGTTGTTGATGGCATTCTGTAAGGCTCCAGTCTGCTGACACATCGCCAACTTGATATTGCCGTCCATGGCGGTAATGTTGTTGTTGGTCTTGCAGCAGCATTCTGCCAACTGGGTAGCGATTGCGTTGTTACCCTGCATGATGGCAGTCAATACCTGATTAGCAGTCATACCCATCTGGTTGCCGACACCGCAAATCTCCTTGCTTACACCGTTGATGGCAGCGATAACGTTACCAGTAGTAGTGTTGAGAGCAGTAGCAAGCGACTGAACATCGAAGCCATTGCGCTGAACTGCCTGCATGATAACAGCCGTATTGGCATCGTTATTGAGCATAACGCCACCCTGTCCGTTAGGCATCAAGCAACCGCCATTGTTTCCACCGAAGAAGTTGCCTCTACCCATAAGAAGGAAGAGAAGCAAGATGGCAAACAAGCCATCACCCCATCCGTTTCCATTACTCTTGCCGTTGCATAGAGCAAACAAACTTGGATCTACACCCTGTCGCTGCATAAGTGCTGGGAGCATAGCGAGAATGCTATTGAAACCGCCGCCCTGGCTGGTTCCGTTCTCCCCGAATACGTAAGTTTTTGACTCACTCATAATAAAATAGTTTATTCGTTTCGTTCACTATTGAACTTGGTGCAAAGTTACGAAGAAGATTAGGCTCTGCCTAACTATGCTCAAAATAAAGTTTTTGATGATTATATGGTTGTTTTTCAGAGATTTATGATGAGTAATATTGTGCTCAATTATTTAGCAATATTCTAAACTAGAAAGAAAGTAAGCTTTGGCCGGTACAACCTATTGATATTTTTGCTACTTTTGCAGGAAAAATAAAATTATTGCGTATGGAAACAATTATCTCGATTATTATATTTGCCGTGCTATTCATATTAGCCTGCCTGTCGTTATATCGTATATGTACAGTAGGTAAAACAAACGGTGCATTAGTTTCTAAAAAAGAAATGTATGATATGCACTTCGCTCCGAAAATAAGAAGGATGCATGTGCGTGTATTAGCATTATTAGTCTTCGGAATGATTCTTGTTGTTGTATACCATTTCATGCCAACTAGGCTAGGTGATTACGTTTACATAGAAAGGGATTTATCTAACCACAAGCAAACCATTCATTCAAATAGTTCATGTCCATTAATCAAAAAAGGATATAGTGTAAACGAAGTCCATTACTATACCTATACTCCTTACTTTGATTGTTTCTGTTCCAGATGTTTCTATGAATCAGATGCCATCAAATTAACTAAAGGGCAAAATAAGAACTTCTCTCACACGAAAGAATTGGGCTTGTAATAAGTAGCCGATTTATATTATCTTAGAGTCTCTTTTAGGATTTTGCATCTGCATATTAAACCAAATCTTAGTAAATAACAGCAATAGGGTGCTACATTATGTAGCACCCTATTTTTATCTACTCATACTTTGGCTCCTCATACACAAGACCATGCTCATCTACGTAAGCCTTGGCTTCTGAGTATGTGTCAAACTCTACTGCGGTAGCATTCACTGATGGGAATACCTTAGCATTGTCACCTTCCTCTGTAAGAGGGAACACCATCTTGGTTCCCTCATGTACTACCTTATACTTCTTAGTTAACTTATTCATATCTTGTTTACTTTTAGTTCTAACTTATTGTTTAAAAATATTCTTCTTATGCCGAAGTAACAGAAACCGTATATCCCTTCTGTTGCAAAGTAGCGAGTGCAGAATCAGATGCAGATGTACGTGTACCTACGATGTTGATAGTTTTCTGCCATGTAGGGAATGTTGCAATATCTGGATGAGCAGTACAATTAGCCATGCCTATTAACATATCATCAACGTTGGTTACTTTAGCATAACCAGTCCATGTCGTTATATATTCAGAAATGTCTCTTCTTGTCCAATTAAACACATTCTTAGAAGCATTCTCTGCTAAAGCTATATAATAGCATTTAGCTGGTAATTTAGCGAAATCACCTGTTAGATTACCTACATTGGAAATATTGATTATTGACAAATTACAATTTCTGAAAGAACCGATGTCTCCATATACAGAAGTATAATTGACATTTAAAGTTTTTAATTTTGTCATATTCTTAAATGCACTGATGTCACCTGTGACGTTAGTGTTGTTTATTTTTATAGATGTCAATGCAGTATTGTTAGAAAATGCACTGATGTCACCTGTGACGTTAGTGCTATCTAAATAAAGATTTGCCAATGCAGTATTGTTAGAAAATGCACTGATGTCACCTGTGACGTTAGTGCTTGAAAAACCAACAAATACTAAATTAAGAGCATTCTTAAATGCACTGATGTCACCTTCTGGATTAAAAGCATCTATCCAAGTTAATGAGTTAGAATACTTCAATTCATTAATATCGATAGATTTGTAATATCCAATATTATTACCATTCGTGTTTCTGTTGACAGAACTTAATAAGGAAACTTTATATTTGTTCTTAATAGACAATTCATAGTTTCCATTAGAGATAAAGAACCTTTCGTTAGTTATGGTTTTTACCTTTCCATAATTTGCAGATAGATTTTCATCTGTAAAATAGCCGTCACCAACAATACTTACTTCTGTTGGTTCAGTAAATTGCAAACTCATACCTTGCGTGAATTTGGATGGATTAGGTGCGGAGACTATTTTTATTCTGAGTTCTCCAATTTTGAGCAAATTAGAATTATCTACAGCTCCATTTAACTTTGTTACTAAACATTTTCCCATAATTATTTATTTTAATTAATTAAACTTTTATATAGCTATACGTTTTATCTAAAAATGTCAATCTGTTTGTCAACCAAACAGAAACTCTTTTTATTGAATTATAGAAACCGCAATACTTCGGAGCATTGTCATATATTGCAGATAACGGAGGTATATTAGTTAATTCCTTATTTGCTTTAAACATATAACCAAAGTATATACATGTATCATTTGCGTTATATGTTTTCTCTGCACTATAATTACCTTTTGTACCGGTATAATCAAGTATTTCCCATCCTGCATTTATGTTTGGGTCTCTATAAGATGGAGTGTCTGGATATAATTTTATTTCATTCTCCATATTCTCATAGCCAATGTTATTAAGCCATTTTTCTAGCAAACTAATAATATTATCAACAGAGAATATATTTGAGTCACGAAGTTGTTTATATCTGGCTTTTATCTCATCTGCATAAAGAGTTTCAAGACCAAAAACTTTACCTGTTCCTAATATAGATTTGTTGTCACTATTTGGTATGACAAATGTTCCATTCCAATGTGCTCCAAATATACTATCTACGTCATAAAGTGTAGGTGTCCAATGCTGTCCATCCCAAGTACACCAAATCCAATTCTTTCTGAAACCATCTAAATGATAAAGTACTTGTGAAATCACAAAGTAATCAATGAATGTATCAGTAATAAAGTACTTTTCAAAAGTTTCCTTTGTGTTACTTTCTGCCAAGGCAGCTTTTACACCAGAGAGTCTAAGCAAGTAATCTTTCACCTTCTTACTATTTTTATCAGTTTCTGAAAGTTCTATCGGGTTATCTCCATTATATTTATTACCATGAATATCAATAAGAGATTTTGGATTTCTGATTTCAAACTGTGTCCAATTAATTGCACCGCCAAATAAAGTTGTATCATCTATTATACCATCGAGAATAATATTTTCTGGGGTTTTCTTATCTGCATGATATATCTCTTTAGACTTTTTAAGATTCCAAGCATAAACACCTATATTTTTCTCTTCATTTGTTTTGCTATTAACCCATGTAATAACAATAGGGAAACCATCTGGATGACACTTTGCTCCTGTATAGAAATCTTTATCAGCTTTTCCCTCACCAGTATAAGGGTTACTCTCCTCAGATAACATTTCATAAGGATAACGTTTACCTGCTGCCCTTGTTTGATAAACCTGCTCCATTAACCAATATCCAACAATACATTGCCCACGGAATATATCTATGAAATATTTCTTTAAATGAAAGCTATCCTGTGATGGAAAATCACCGAACTTGATTTTTGAATCATCATTGATGTCTATAGACATATTCTTGACATAATATAACATAGATGAAGAACCTTGTGCATTCAAGGTTACTGGCTTACGAAAATAGTTTCCATCCTTATCATTGTACTCAATTTCTGCTTCAATATTATCCCATTTTGTAGTAGGCAACTTTGGAGCATAGATTTTTACTTGTGCTGCAACTCTAGGGATAGGTAATTCAACGTAACTATCTTTGCTAGAATCAGATGTATTATTTCCCGTCTTGATGCCAGCAGACTTGAAGGTTTCATTAACCTCTTTGGCAGCTTCATCTGATAAGTTGATGTGGTCGACAGAAATCTTATGTTCATGACGAGTACCTTCTGAATCTCTGTAGCCAATAATCTTATTTTCTGCATCCATTGTGATTTCAGTCCTACCCTCTAGGTCTTTAATATGCTCAAACTCTGTTGGGATGGTCTCAGACTTAGCATTATAGATATAATGACTACCATCAGTATTTGTTGCAGACAACACCTTACCTTCTGCATCTTTCTCTACTGCAAGATACTCAGGATTCTCCTGCAAAGAAAAAACATCAATGAGTTCTCGAAGACTTGCATCAATAGTATCAACCTTTTCTTGTAAGGAAGAGATAACTTGCTTCAAAGCATTGACAGCATGGATTTCACCAATTATTTCTCCGTCTCTTCTGATACCAAAGAGTACATGGTTAGCAGCATCCAGCCAGACTGCGAAGAACTCTTCATTCTGCTCAACATGATACATTTCATTGAGTGGGAAATAAGGCTTCCCTGAGTCTCTGTAGATACCAAAGAGAAGTCTGTCCTCAGAATCTACTACTGCATGGATGAACTCTTCATTCTCAATAACCTTAAAGCACTCCTTTACTTCATCTTCGATGAGAGACTTACCTTCCTCCTTGTCAACCTTGCCTTCCTGCAATGCAGTGATGCTAGCATCTGTAGTTTGCTGATAGGCTTGTAAGGATTCTGTTAATTCTTCCTTAACAGAATTAATGGTTGCAAGAATATCTGCCTTATCCTGCTGACATTGATTGATAATTTCCTGCAACTTAGCTCTGATAGGTGCAGGAATACCCTTGCCCCACTCAATCGAACCATCAAGCTGAATGCCAAAAAGAAAGTGGTCTTCTGCATCTACAATTACCTTGATAAACTCTGGAGACTCAATCTCTCGGAAAGGAAGAGCAAACTGGGAGACAACCTTATCCTCTGAATCACCGAACTCCTGGGCAATGTTCTCCTTGTTGAACTTCTTGTTTGCAAGTTCATCAATGGCTCCCTGTGCTGTTACAGAATCAAGTCCACTCTCTGTATTCTCGTATGTTACTGCTGAGGCTTGGCTTGCACCACCACTTGCAGAAATGCCCTTGATGGCTTCCTCCATCTGAGTGCTACGAGTCTGCAACAATGAAATATCATCATCGTTGGCGGTGATTTGCTGCTGCTTATCATCTATTTGAGACTGGAGGTCTGTGTCCTTCTCATGAAGCTGCTTGACAGACTTGTCTACGTCTTGAATCATCTGATTCAAATCTTCAGGAAGACCAGTGGCTGCTTGGATGGTTTTGCGAAGCTCTGGGTCAAACTTTCCGATGCCAAGCGTGTTATCTGCTATCTTTTCATTTGTGACTGAGCCATCCTTGATTTTCTCGGTAGTTACAGAATCGGGAGACAACTTGGCGTTGCCGATGCTGCCATCTGCTACCTGAGAAGAATCGACTGCATTGTCGGCAAGTTTGTCCTTCGTGATAGACTTTCTTGCTACCTTTTCTGTTGTTACAGACTCGTTGGCGAAATGTTTGGTCTCCAAGGATGCTTCACGAACTACTCTACCATCAACAGACTGGTCGCCCAACTTTGGGTTGGTGATAGCCTTCTCCTCTACCTTCTCGGTGGTTACTGCTCGGTCGTTGAGCTTCTCGGTGATAACAGACTTGTCTTTGAGCTTATCGTAGGTGACTGCCTCAGGAGAAAGCTTGGAGTTATCTACAGACTGGTCGGCGATTTTCTCCTTGGTTACATTCTGATCAGCAATTTTTGAAGTTGATACGGCTCCATCGGCAAGCTTGCTTGTCGTAACGTTCTCGTCGGCTATCTTTTCTGTCTTGATGGCTCCATCGGGAAGCTTGTCTGTGCTTACCGCACCTTCTGCCAATTTTTCGGTCGTAACATTACCGTCACGAATTTTGTCTTTCGTGATGGCTTGGTCATTGATGTCGTCTGTTTTCATCATCGGCACCATACCATCTATTTTTATATCGTCTCTAAATGTAGGCATATTTGATTTCTTTTGGTTCTGATGAAGTGAATATCTGAATCTTTACGGTCTCTGGGACAACTCGCATACGAAGATAGAACTTATTTGTGTTCTTGTGGGCACGGATGGGGACTCTAGGCTTCTTACCGTCGCCTTTATCTTGCCGGATGATGAGTTTGCCCGGGTGTTTGAGCGTAATCATCAAGTAGATGTCACGATGCAGGGTAATCTCTGGTGATACCCATGCAAGTTCTTCCTCGTTATAATTCGTTGATACATACTCCATTTTGTACAGTTAATAATTAAAAGTTAATAATTAATAGTCTTCTTATCCTACAACTTTGTGCTAACGCCTAGCTGCTGCAAGGCTATCGTGTACATCTGATTTGCCTTGGTATCATCGTAGGCTGAGAGGAGGAGAAAGGCGAGATAATAGATGAAGGCATTCGAAAGTTTATCGGGGATGACTACATCAGTTGTATCTGATGTTATGCTCACATTCTTTGGAACGCCTACAAAGGAAATAACGGCTTCGTCTGGTATTGGCTGCAAGAGGATGCGGATAGGATTCTCTCGCATGATTGTTGCCAAAGGACGGTCTGCGGTTCCCTTTGCTGTATCATCGAACATCATAAGAGCCTCATCGTCGGTATCTTCTACTGGCGTGACTGCCTTGAACCAGCCTTTGCCACGAACTCGGGAGATATTGATAACCTCGGTATCGCTAGGCATCGTAATTGATCCAATGCCTCTTGTTTCGTCAAAGTTTTCTACCTTAATGGTAGATGAGGTTGTTGCATCTACCTTCTTGGAGTCGGACAGGACAGGAGAAGATGCAGCAGTAATGGCTATCCAATGCAACGCATCGTTTATCTTCGACTTGATGATGTTGTCCATATACAAATCATCCTTCTCATCGGTGATTTCCGATGTATTGTTGGATTCCTCGTCTATGCACCAACGTACTGCCTTTATGATTTCCTCTATCCTCATTTACACCTTATTATATATATTACTCTTTGCCGTAATCAGGGAAAATAAGACCAGCCTTGTCTGCATGTTTCATAGCAGTTTCAAGAGTCCTGCAATCCTTATCAAAACGGTTGTTTATGTAATTAATAACTTCTTCCGCTGTACGGATGCCTGCTACCTCCTCTTTCTGTGACTTTTTTGTGGTCTTCTTTGCCGGCTCATTTACAGGCGCCTCTTCCTGCACAATATCCGACTCTTCAAGAGTTGTACGAATGCAAGTAACCTTTCCGCTCCTTACCAATTCATGGTTATCCAAAAGGTCTTGCGCATATTTGTTGCGAAGAGTAAGCTCTGGGCATTTGCGCATGTAAGTGTTTCCATGAGTAAAGTTGTAGCGCATAGAATTACCGCCAGCACCGGAAATCGTAAGGCTTACATTATTACACAGTTCGTTATATCTATATGTCTTAATCATTATTTTCTATTTTAATAACAAAGGGACAGGGCTATTGACTCCTGCCCCTCTGCGTGATTTTATATATTAAAGATGAAAAAGATGCCTTATGCAGCAACGTCCATGCCGGCATACAAGTTCCACTTAGTACCATCGTACTCATAAACCTTACCCTTCTCGTAGGTTGTCTCATCCTTGATGTAATCCTCTGTTAAAGCCACCTTCATGCCCTTAGCAGCAGTATCAGGGAGAGTCTTCAGAGATATGATGCTGTTCACGATGCCAGTAACACCAAGGTTAGTGATGAATGCCTCTGGGCCAACCAAGATAGAGTTGTAGCCACGAAGAGCAATACAATCTGCCTCAATGTGCATGTATCGCTTAGCCTCACGTGGATCGTAGCCATCCTTGCTCATGTCATTGGTCTTGTCCTTGCCCTTCTCCTTCACGTAGTGACGAGCACCCTTCAAGTCCATACCAACCATGCAGTCTTCCATGTGCATCATGTCAAGAGTCTGATCCCAAACGAAATCAATAGTACCGTAGTTGTCAACGTAGCGAGAGAAGGTAATGTCGATTTCCTTGTGAGTAGAAAGAACCTCTGTGCGACCCTTTGGAATCTCAATGTTCATCAAGCGCTTGATTGCGTTCTTGCCACAGAACATATAGATGTGGTCTGACTCAGAGAAGTCTGTGAACATCAACATACTGATAGCAGTCAAATCCTCGTACTTGTAAACCTCACCGATACCATACTGGTTAGTCAGCTGATTCAAGATACCCTCTGCGAAGTAGGTGTACTCATCAGCACCATCATTGGTGGTAGAGTGGATACGAGCCTTGGTGCCCATCCAGTAAGAACGCTCAGCACGCATCTTGTACTTGTTGAGTGCGTCTTCCTTCATATCCTTTACGGTATGAGGAATCTTCTTCTTCATGGTCTCGAAGTCCTCTGTGAAGACGATAGAGAATGCACGCTTCTGGAGATATACATCAGCAGAACGAGGCTGGTAGTTCTCAGCAGGAACCTTCATCTGAGACTCAGAGAGCGCTGTAGAAGCAGCAAGGATAACAGTACCAGTTGGAATATCAGGGCAAGTCATGTTCTCCAAGAACTCGCAATCTGCACCCTCCTCATTAGCCTTACCGTTGATAGCCTGCAGGGTTACCTCAGTACCTGACTTATTGGCGCTGGTAACAAAGAGGACCAAACGACCTTCGCGAACTGTAGTAGAGCCACGCTTGTAACCAGCTACGGTAGGAACGATAGCAGTAGAACCCTCGTAGAATGGCTTCAAAGAGCCTGAGAAGTTGGTTTTGGTAAGCTTGATGGAAGCACCAGCAGCAATAGGCTGTGTAACCTCACCGTCCAAGGTCTCGCCACCATAGCGTGCGTGCTTCTTCTTGTAGCCAGTACAAGGAACAGTTGTGGTAAATTTCTTGACGATAGAAAGGAGAGGTGTATGATATGGGCGGAACTTGGTCTCACCCGTATCCCAGTCTTCCTCTTCAAGACCGCCTCGGTCCATCTGTGTAGCAGAAGCCTGCGTACCAGTCAAAGACTGACCGGCAGTTTTACCGCCAGGGGCAAGCATGTCGTTCTTATCCTTATCTACCTGCTCATTGGCAGCTGTCTCTTCGGTTGTTGCAGGCTTAGAACCCGGCTCGTTCAAGTCAGGTTCAACATCATCACCAACAGCCATTACGCCACCGCCTGTAGCAACTGCAAGAAGCATCAGAATCATCTTAAAGATGAACTGACGATCAGAAAAATAATTAATTGCTTTCTTCATTTTATACATATATTTATGGATTAATAATCTTGTGTTAACCAATATCATCAAAGAAGCTGGATGCTCTCTTCTTAGTTTTCTTCTTAGCTGGTGCGTTTCCTGCACCCGAACTAGAAAGTGAAGGAGGAATACCCTCGTTTGCGGAAGAGCGAACCTTATTCTGAATTTTTTCGTTTCGGGCTTGCATAGCCGCCTCGTCGCGTGCCGAAGTGATGTCGGAATCGTAGTTGTTGGCATTGTGGAGCATCTTCCAAATATCATCAGAAATGTCGCCACTCTCAACCTTGTCGTGAATCTCGTAAATCTGGGACCACATATCCTGTGCATCATCGGGATAGAGCTTCATCAGGCGTTCAAGCGACTTGCGCATGTTGGCAGTAACCTTCTCGGTAGCCTCGTTCTGTTCAGCCACGTCCTCGTTGTGCTTGGCGAGAATCTCAGCGAGTTTCTTGCCGCCTTCAGGATCATCAAGCAACGTCTTTACATCAATACCCAAGCGAGCCATCGCATCAAACGGATTGTCGTCCGGATTCTTCTCCATATCCATCGCCAGAGCAGCGAGCCACTTGTGCTTATCGTAAACCTTAGACAATGCCTTACCGCTCTGCTCGTACTGTCCGAGCAAATCAGCATCATCATTCATTGCCGCATAACGAGCTTCCTTGTCTTCGAAGTCGATGTCAGGATGGCGATCAGAGAAGCGCTTGGAGAAAGCTGTACGATTAGGGCGCTCATCTACAGACGTTTCATCTGTAGCAGCCTCAGCAGGTGGAGCCTGTTGTGCTCCACCTTCCTCATTCATCTGTGCTAATTCTTCTTTTGTCATATCTCTATACTGTTTGAAACTTTTCGGCAAAAATGCAAATAATTTGAAGAAGTTTTGCCGTGCTCCAACCTTGCACTTGGTGATTGGTTGGAGCACGGCAAAGAAAGCCATGTTTTTGCCTATTTTTGCGCCTATAATTAATAATGTATAAGAAAATGGTAAAGGCAAGAATACTGACACTTAGCAAAGTGATGCCTCAACATAACAAGTATGACTCGGTTAAGGCTCGCAAGCGAAGACAAGAACACGGCAAAGACGAGGAGCTACTCAGTCGATGCAGGAACGCCTGGAATAACCTGAGCGGTGTGCGAGAAACGAGAGCGAGAACCATGCGCTACTGTATGGGCGACCAATGGAGCGACACCATCAGAGTGTACCATCATGGTTACTGGGAAGAAATGACGGAGCGCACCTATATGGAGAAGCGCAACCAGACGCCAATGAGCAACAACATCATGGTGAGCATTCTGGAATCTATTGCCGGTCTTTACGCCAAGCAGGGAACGGAACCGGTATGCTTTGCAAGAGACAGCGACTCCCGGCAACTGAGCGACATGATGAGTGCCACGATGCAATGCAACTGGCAGACAACGTACATGCAAGATGTGCTGAACCACGCTATTAAGGACTATCTTATGGGCGGTCAGATGTTTGTCAGAGAGAGTTGGGAGGCAAAGGAACTTGAAATGCCCGATTCATGGACGGACGCAATGGAACCCGACCACATGTTTTTTGAATGCGGCAGCGACCCACGACACAACGACGTGAGTCTTATCGGGGTGCTGCATGACGTGAGCCGAGAAGACTTGTATCAGAAGTTTGCCAAAAAGGAATATGGGCTTACAGAAGAAGATCTGAATGCTATCTTTGATATTTATCCTTTGGACGATAACAGCTACGGCTATGAGTTTAACGAAGAGAAAGCGTTGGAGAATCTCAGTTTCGACCATAGCAACAAGGGAAGACATTACTCTAGAGTGATTGAGGTGTGGACCACGGAAACCAAGCCAAGACTGCAATGCTTTGACCCTATTGCAACCACAGGAACCGGTGCTTACTTCCGTATAGACTTGGATGATACCGCGATGATACAGAAGCTGCGCAACGACAATATGAAGCGCAAGCAGCAGTATGACGAAATGGGTATAGCGGAAGAAGACAGAGCGTACATCACTAGCGAAGAGATTGCAGATAAGTACTGGTATTATACCTACATGGCGCCAGACGGAACTATCCTCTGCCAGGGCGAAACTCCATACGACTATAAGAGCCATCCTTTCACGATGAAACTCTATCCGTATATCAACGGAGAGATTCATCCATTCCTTGCCAACATCATAGACCAGCAGCGATACATCAACCGACTGATTGTAATGAACGACATGGCCATCAGAAGCAGTTTCAAGGGTTTCAAGATGATTCCAACGAATGTGCTTAACGGCAGAACACCAGAGCAGTTTATGGAAGAGGCAGTAGAGTATGACGGATGGATATTCTACAAGCCATCTGTAAAGACACCGAATGCGAAGCCAGAAATTATTACATCGAATGCCGTGAACATCGGTACGAATGAACTCTTACAGATAGAGCTGAATCTGATTCGGGAGGTTACCAATGTGAGCGGAGCCTTGCAGGGTAAGACCCCATCGGCAGGAACTTCGGCAGCCAGATATGCACAGGAAAGCCAGAATGCAACCACGTCTCTGTATACCATCCTTGCCGACATGGACGTGTTCACGGAGAAGCTGGCAACCAAGAAGTGTATGACTATCCAACAGTATTACGAAGACGGAAGAAGAGTTTACGACCGGAACTTCAACGCGGTATACAAGTACGACCGCCTTTCGGCAAGAGATATTCACTTCAAGATCAGCATCAAGAATGCAGCAGCTACAGCAGCCTTCAACACGATGCAGAACGATACGCTTGACAAGCTTCTTGATATGGGCGGTATCAACATCATCCAGTATCTGCAGAACCTCAACGCACCATTTGCAGACAAGTTGCTTGCCAGCGTACAGGAGCAGCAGGCTCAGCTTGAACAGATGTATCAGCAGCAACAGGCAATGGCTCAGCAGCAAGGCGGCGGTCAGGTAGAAAACGGAATTGTGCAGGGTGCAGACCAGAATGCGGTAGCACAGGCACAGAGTGCATTAGGATATAACAGAGCAGCATAAGGTATGGCAGAAGAAACAAAATTAGTAACAATCAGCATGGAGTCCATCGAAAGTGATGTGACGAAGCAGGTTTCAGTTATCGCAAAGAGACTGAAAGACAAGGATGGTGTTTCTCTGTTTGGAAACACGACCCTATCATCTGTAGAGAAAATGGTGATAAGGCAATACATCGAATCAGCGGTTCGAAGTTTTGCCGGTGAAATGGCACCAGTAGTAAAAACCTATCTGGATTCTTCACTCCCGGCATCAGTAACTTTCAATGTGACCCGACTGAACGAAGGCCACAAGAATGCTTTTGAAAGTTGCTTTATGGGATATGTGAGGGCGTACACAGCCTACATGGTGCTAACTTTGAGCAGTACAGAGCAAGCTAAAGTGTACTCAGAAGAAATGAATATGCACTTGAAGGCAGCAATACAGCTTGTATTCGACAAGACGCCTCCTACTACATCAACAAAGACATTGAAAGACATGACTGGTTCCATAGAGAACGAGCCACAGATAGAAACCATTAAACAAGGATAAGTTATGATCATAAAATTTCAAATTATCAAATCGGTAGTGATTGAGGCCGTAAAGTCGACAACCTACCTGAAAGCAAAGATAGACAGTTCTACTGACGAAAGAAACATCAAGACTGGTTTTCAAGAGGCAGCAGGTGACGATGAGGTACATGAAAGGACGCTAACGCACGACTTTCAGACTGCCTTAGAAATGACAAAGACCATTCTTGCAGAATATATCGTTCCTACTGCTCAAACAGTAGGAGACAATATCATCTACTATAACGACAAGGATGATGATATTGTAGAGTTCGTTCTGAATGCCTCACGAAGATGCAACGGAACGCTGACCGATACCCTGGCACGACTGGTGGCAAAGTATGTGGAAGACTACATGATTTATCAGTGGTGGTTAAAGACTACCAATCTGAAACAGGCAGAGCCATATCAGGCTACACTTGCACTAGACGAGCAGAGTATCAGAAGATGTTTCGTTCTGAGTGGTCCGGCAGTTCCTACTGTTCCATACACCCAACATCTCACCGCCAAGGTGGACGGAAGCGAAGAGGACGGAGCAGTAACCATACGTATTGACGATATGGAAGTTACCCTATCCTACTCTATTGACGATGGAACCATTGATGATATTGAGGCAAGAAGCAGCGACCCTAGTATATTGGAAGTACACAGAAGCAAGGAGCCACATGCTTTCTGGCTGAAACCTATCAATACAGGTGTAGCAATCATCACTCTGTTCTCCAGACACAGCGACAAACTGGAAGTAGAAGTAGAAGCAACCGTAGCAAAGGAGGTATAAGATGGAGTTTAACAAATTGCACCCAACACATTTTATCCGAGAGAGAGGATGGAAGCCCGAGCCAAATCCTTTCTTGCCGAAGCCACGAAGAGCAGGGCACGGCTATTGGGATAAACACATCTTTATCTATGCCACACAACTCTGGTATGATATAGATGCAAATACCAACATGGTAGGACGAGCAAGACGGAACATGAAGGATGCGCAAGGTGAAGACATTCCGACAAGCGAGAACGATCAGGAACGTCCGCTCTTTTACCGTTGGTTTGACAAGTATATTAATAAGGTGGAAGCGAATCTGTCTGCCTATGTAATGAAACCAGAAGGAAGGGTTAGGGATAATGCCCTGAGAGAATGGGATGAGAAGGAGATATGGCTGAAATTTCCAGACTACTGGGATGATACCAAATATGATGCACTCGTCAAGCTGATACACGACTATATCGTGACAGGTGCGCTATACGAATACTTTATGCGCACATTGACGAGCAAGGACCCTCTGACGATAGACCAGATGAACCAACTGGACGAACTGGAGATAGACATCATAGACTGCGCCAACTCAACCAAGCCGGGCAGCATGATTCATACTCTGAAACCCTTCGGATAATAAAAAAGCGAGCGTATGGAAGATTTTGAAATGGATGGATTTAAGTCTGTAAGGGAGATACAGAAAGAGAAGAAGGAGAAGGTAAAGAAACTTCTCCCTGCAAGAAAGAGTGCCCAAAAGGAATATATACGTGACTGGCTGGCAAGAAGCCAAGAGCAGTTTGAGGATTGTATGAATCAACTGGCAGAGTATGATCCTAAGACATACGTCACCATCTACAAAGACCTTACCAAGCACATGATACCAAAGCAGACAGAAGTAAGCGTTACACACGGAATAGATGCAGACTTCAAGCAGCTTATGGCACTCGGTATGACTACCGTAGAGGACGAAGACGAGGCAGACGTATTGGACATAAGCAAAGCACCCGAGATACAGGATGCAGATTTTGAAGAACTAAACGATTTAACGGATGGCTCTAGTAACTGAACAGGAAATAGATAATCTCGTAGCGGAAAATCAGAAGCGATACGATGAGATTTATGGCACCTACGACCCAATGACGGGCGAAGGTTGCTATAACTTTGAGCATCGTGTGCTGATAGAACTGTCCGATTTCTTCATTCCCAAGATGTGGGTCCCGAAGAAGACAGCCAAATCTGTTCTGTTCAGAGGTCTGAGGAAGATGGGCAGTCTGAAAGACTACATTAACTATGTGCTGCACCAGAAGGATGATGCCCAGCATTTCCAAATGCTCACCTTCGCCATCTGTAGAGTGAGGTTCATGGAAGACCCCGAGTTTGCCCTATACGTGACCGACAAGATTGAGGATAAGAAGACCGGTAAGATGATTCCTTTCAAGCTGAACTATCCTCAAAGAAAGCTACTGAAGATTATGGAAGACCTGCGGAATGCCCACAAACCGGTGTTCGTGGTTATTCTGAAGGCACGTCAGTGGGGCGGCTCTACCCTATCACAGCTTTACATCAAATGGATTCAGGACTACAGGCGCGATGGTTGGAATGCCATTGTGCTTGCCCAACAGAAGAATACCGCCAAGAAGATTAAGGCGATGTACCGAAAAGCTTTGGAGCGGCAGCCGGGGTGGACCGTGGGGCATCAGGGCGCAAAACTCCAGTTCTCGCCATACGAAAATTCTCCTGACGATTTTCAGGTAACGGATGGTGTGAAGGCAATCAGACGAAGTACGCTGACGGTTGCCTCCTTCGAGAACTTCGATTCGGTGCGTGGTAGCAACTTCCACTGTGCCCACTATTCGGAGGTAGCCTATTGGAAGAAGACACCAGAGCATGATCCTGAGGGTGTGATTTCTTCTATATCCGGCGGTATCGACCCATTGGAAGACAACGTGGAGATATTCGAGAGTACCGGTAGAGGTAACTCTGGTTTCTTCTACGACAAGTGCCAGTTGGCCATGGACCCAAAGAATAATGATGCTTATTCGTTCCTCTTTATTCCTTGTTTCTTCATCGAAAAGGATATGACTCCTGTAGAGAACAGAAGAGCATTTGCCAAGTGGCTTTTGCAGAACAGAGACCGAAGCACCTGTCCGAAGGGCTATCGTGAGACAGGAAAGTTCTTCTGGCGAATGTGGCAGAAGGGTGCTTGCTTTGAGGCGATAGAATGGTACAGAAACTACAGAAACAAGTTTACCACCCATGCGGCATGTGCTACCGAGGCTCCTATTGATGAGGAAGATGCGTTCAGAAACTCTGGTAGACTGGTATTCAATCCTTATTCTATAGATGACATGCAGGCTATGTATAAGCAAGACCCTAAGTTTACTGCCGACATCGTTGTGAACATCAGCGTGAAGGATGATAACACCATTCCGAACTCGAAGGTGAAGCTGAGAGACGATGGCGAGGGAGACTTGAAGATTTGGGCTGTGCCAAACTGTCTGCAAGTGGAAAACAGATATTTGGTAAGCGTGGATATTGGCGGTAAGAGTACGACTTCGGACTATACTGTTATGACCGTGATAGACCGATTCGGTATGATTCCTACGGTGAAGGGCAAGCCAAAGGTGGTAGCGAGATACAGAGGACATGTAAGACATGATAAGCTAGCATGGATGGCTGCTGCCCTAGCCCATTATTATGATGATGCGCTGCTGGTGATAGAGAGTAATACTGCCGACCGAGAGAAGAACAATAACACGGAGGGTGATCACTTTCTGACTATTCTGCAAGAGATTGCCGACTACTACGATAATCTGTATCAGAGAACGAGCAGTTCGGAGAATGTGGAAGACAACGTACTGGCGAAGTATGGTTTCCAAACCAACAAGCTGACGAAGCAGCAGGTGATTGATAACTTGGAAGAGTTTATTGATGATAACCTGTATGAGGAGCCAGACAAGGAAATGTATCATGAGCTGCGCATCTATGAGCGACATGATGATGGCAGCTTGGGTAACATCGTGGGTAACGGAAACCATGATGATGTGGTAATGAGTACCGGCATCGGTCTCTTTGTGAGTCTTACGGACATGGAGAAACCTAGCTGGAAGAAAGCGGAAAGAAGAAGCCGTGGTGGTGATGGTGTTCATACGGCGGCGAAAATTTAAGTCAATGTTAAATGTTGAATTATTATGGAAAGAAACTTAGAAAGACAAACTTTGAGCTTTAGCAAGGGCATGACGAATGTGCCTAGTGACTTGCTTTCAGATGATTCTGAACTGCTGGAGAGTGACGGATTTATCTTTAAGGATGGAGAAATGAAGGCGGTACAGAAAGGGGTGAGTATTGGCAACGTTCCTTATAAGATAATGTACGTTCACAAGATGGCAGACTATGAGAATATCATTGCTTATGATGGTGCAGAAAATATATACTGGTATACCAAAGATGATAGTGGAAATATCGTAAGCCCACCCGATGGAGTAACGAAAAGTTTCAATGTAGGAACCGTTTATGATGTAAAAAGTATTGGTAACACTTTGGTTTGCGCCACCAGCGAAGGTCTTCACTATTTGCTTTTCAAAGGAAACAAATACAAGGATCTGGGTAAAGATTTGCCTCGTTTAGATTACGATTTTACTTTTGAGCGACCGACGGGCAACTATACCCAGGAGGAAAGCGGAAGAACATTATGTAATGCCGAGAATGCTATCGAGACAAAACAAGGAGAAAGCTATTTTAGCCCATTAAACCATACGTTTATTCAGGCAGGCGGCGTAAAACCCGATGGCAGCGAAACCAAATCATATATAATGTTTAGCATTAAGGTATCATCAGATTCAAAATATGAGAATGAGTTTCAAGAAACTATTCAAGGGCATGTAGCGCAAGCAATAAGCTGGGCAAAGAGCAAGAATATGTTTGCTTTCCCATTCTTTCTAAGATGCGCTTTCCGCATGTTTGATGGTTCATACTGCAGAATAACTACGCCTATAGTATGCTATCCAACAGTAAATAAAAACTGTATGTTCAGTTCTGCTGTTTTTGATAGTACACACAACACCTATATGGATTTACATCAGATGGAGGGCGCAGGAAGTATGTTTTACTTTATAGAATATAGAGAATTGCTATTCAGGTTTGAATCAATATCCAGCGACTGGAGCGACATCATCAAAGAGATAGTTGTTTTTGCGTCAGATCAAGTAGTGCCATTCTATATAGATAAAGGTTGGCATTTTGAAAGTCCTAATGGCTTGCATAAGAAATATGCTTATGCTAATTTCGGCTATAAAACTTACGAAGAAAAGCTATTGAATTACGACGTGGATGGCTCGACAAGCACAGATACAACTAAAGAACCATCATATACCAGAGCGGTACATGACGAGCTTCTGCCGAAATACAAGAGTGATGATCAGATTATATCCGAATTACTCTCAAAAACAGTTTTTTACAAATTATTCACAGTTCCAATAAGTGGCAGTCATATTGGTGGTAGTAATTATCATTACACCGTTACCGGCAAGGGTGGAGAACCGGCATTTATTAGTGATGGGACTTTGGAGAACCTTCTGGAGCAGGAACAACTGAATGTGGATGATTACTACGGATGGGCTTCTTTGAGTGCCGAATCCATTTACAATTACAATGGCAGACTGAATCTTATTGGAACAAAACGAACTCCTTTTGCAGGTTTCGCCAAATTTGTAGGAAAAGACAGGTTTGAGGATGACGCATTTTTGATGTATACGCACATCGTTTCAGATAAATGTGATACATGGATTGAAAGAAGTGTTACTGCCGATGAAGATTTTCTGCAAGGATGGCTGTTTTATCCAGACCCGAATGCTACGGAGGTTATTTTTTACTCTGCAGGGAAATATATCAGAATTAATCTAAAGGCACATCCTAGATTAAATGGTGCTTATACGTTTCCTGTACTTCCACCAAATAAGCCAAAGAAGTTTACAGAAATCAGTGAAAGCGAATTGCTAAAGATTGTAACAAGCGTAAATGATAAAGAAAATTTGAACTCTCAGATTTTCACTTCTGTAGTCAACAATCCATTTGTATTTGAGGCATCGGGAGACAATACGGTAGGAACCGGAAAGATACTTGGAATTATTGCCAACACCGAGGCGGTAAGCCAAGGTCAGTTCGGTCAATATCCATTGATGGTATTTACGGACGAAGGTATCTACGGCTTGTCGGTTAACTCAGAAGGACTCTATAGTAGAGCCTATCCAATATCTAGAGAGGTGTGTAACGAGGATTCACCACTGGTGCCAACAGACAGACTTGTGTTCTTTGCAGCAAAGAAGGGACTGATGGCGGCAAGCGGTGGAAGCGTAGCCTGCATGAGCGAACAGATGAGGGGAAGAGTGCCGAGGAACTTTGCAACCTTCGGGGAAGGCAAGTTCCTGGATTTTCTGAAAGACTGCTTTATCGCCTACGATTACAGAGACTCCATATTGAGAATATTCAGCAAGGGGAAATCATACCAATACATATATAATATGGTAGACAAGACCTTCTCGATGGTGAATAGCGGCATAGAGGCACAGGCGGTAGTGAATGATTATCCTGATAATCTGATACAAGATACTAACGGAAACGTCTATTCGCTCACGGCAAAGCCAGACATCAACGAAGATACGGAAAGCTATAGCGGCTCATTTACTACCAGACCTTTGAAGCTGGGCGGCAGCATGACGTTGAAATCGCTGAGAGCGGTGAAGCATCTGTTTGATTCGGACGAAGGTACGATTGGGCTGGAGATATACGGAAGCAACGACTGCAAGCACTGGTGCAAGCTGCCAAGCGTCGGCGGTAAGCCTTGGAAGTACTTTACTTTCAAGTATACGCTGCAGAACTTCAAGGCTGCTGATTCCTTTGCTGGCAGTATAGTGGAGGTGCAAAGCAGACGAGAAGACAAAATGAGATAATTCTTTCATACGCGCTAATTTATGATAACATGAAAAAGGCGGCTGCTCATCACGAGTGGTCGCCTTTAAAATTAGTTATGAAAAACATTTTTTAAAAAGATGATTCTTCTTATATGTGTGTTATCTGATTTTGATATTATTTATACAATACGCTACGATGTAGCCTAATACGAAGCAGTAAAGATGCAGAAGTCCGTTGACATTCGGCACGGCCATGGTGCAAATAATGAACGGCATCGCTTTCTTTAATGCCTCTTTCCATCGCCCTGTCCTACCCCACATCAAACCAAAGGAAGCGAACAGGAAACCGGAAAGCCCCATTGTAGGCTGACTAACATACATGGGCAGCAGACTAGCGACAGAGGCAACAGCCAGAGAAGTGACTGGTTTCATATCGTTCTTTATCTGCCAAAGCACCAGAAGGTTTACGGCAAGATGAAATCCGTTGACATGGAAGAAGCTATACAGGATATGATTCTGCCAAGGACAACCGTGATAGAAACCGACATGCCAAGTACACAGAACGAGGCAGATGATGCTAAGCACCAGCTTTGTTCGAAAGTTTCTTCTTACGAAGGTCCATTTCTCTGTAATTTTTTCCATACTTCTTATAGTAAGCGAAAATAAACTTGAGATTACTTGGCTGGATAAAGAACTCGGGGGCAGGCTCAGAAACAAGGAACTGGCAGATAAACCATAAAGATTTGCCCACGAACTCCTTTCGCTGCGTCATTTCGTTCATCCTATTGAAGAGGGTATAGTATAACTTCTGCCGAATCGGCTTCATGCTATCCACCTTAGAGAAGTCGCCGACTGCCATTCTGCGGAGTATATCCCAAGCTCTTTTGGGAGAAACATAGTATCTGGGAGCCGGAGAATGGACCACCTTTTCCCAAGCCTCCTGTTGGGAATGGCAATTAGGAGCTATCTCCCGATACGCCTTCATCAGATCATCCCTCTGTCTGTCAATCAATTCGTAATTTGCTCTTGCCATATAAATGCTGCATTAAGATGTTGCAAATCTACATATTATTTAGAATATGACCAAATAAACACATAAAGATTTAAATAAGTTTAATATTAGACTGATTTTCATGGCATTACGAAAGAAAAAGTTTAATTTTGCAACAAAATGAGATACAAATCTCAGAAATAGTTAGCAAAATGTAAAACTAAATCATAAAATCGTAACAAAATGAAAACAAAACAGGAATCGCCTCTCTCGAAAGAGGAGGAAGCCTTAGTAATGGAAGGCTTATTGAGTAGGAAGATTTGGAGGTTCTATGAACTTCTAGCAAAGTGGGCACCCATACCATTGATGTTAGGTCACTGGTACGGCGTATGGGACTATGGGCACTATCCCTAGACCAACAGTTGTAGATACCAATCTCAACGGGAACTGCATCATCTGGATTTATGTACTGGCGTACATCTACATGCCACTGACCATGATACCGGTAAGTTTCTTCTTCAGATACTGCTGGATATTCCGCATTCCGTTCTTCTATTTTTTCGGTATCAACGCTATCAGACTATACTATCAGCACTGGCTCATCACTCCTGAGCAGTTGGAGATGCACCATGTGTTTATCATATTCACTTTAATGCTTTACGCTTATGGATTTATCAAAATCGCTCTATCGAATAGCAGAATCTGCCTTTGGGATGCTAAGAAACGATGAGTGTGGGTTTACTGAGGAAGAAGAGAGGATTGTGCAGAGGAATCTTCTTTACTGGATGGAAAGGAAGCATCACTTTGACGAGCAACTGGGCAGAGCCTGCATCGCCAACATCTATTATTTTGATGATGATGTTCACAAGAAGTATGCTCCTTACTTCGGGTTTGATGAGTTGAAGGAGGACTATGAAAGGTTATCTTGGAATATACCGGACTACAACTTCTGGGATTTTGCGGTAACGATGAATAAGATGTATGCTGACCATATAGACGTGGTGGGCAAATGGTCGAAGAACAAAGATACCACCAGAAAAAGGATTTCGGAACTGGCTATCAGTTTCCTCTGTGACGAATCTACAAACCACCCTACAGATAAAATCTGGTGGTACATGAACAGCTAAGTTGGAACACGGCAAAAGCTATTGAAAAGCCTTTTATCTTTGTAGCCATTAATCATAAATAATGATATATGGCAGAGATAGTACATACATTTTTACAAGAGCACCTGTACAGATCGGCATTGGTTATTGCCATCTGCATGGGTGCTCTTATCATTTCTATGGGCGTGGACCTGTTCTTCGGCATCAAAAAAGCGAAAGAGAACGGACTGGCAACGACAAGTACAGGATTCAAGAAGACTTGCGACAAGGCGAGGAAATACTTTTCTCCCTTCATGGTGACGGTCTGTATAGACCTGATAGCCTGTACGGTACTCCCCTTCCCTGTCTTCTCTATGATATGGGCAGGCTATTGCGTGTTCTGTGAATTTGTAAGCGTAAGAGAGAAGAGCTGGCAGAAGGCTGAGATACGGAAGCAGGAGAAGACGGTAAGCATTCTTCTGGAGAATAAAGAAGACTTGGCTAGGGCTTTTGCCGAGATTATGAAGGAGCAAGGAAAGGAGGAGAAGAAATGAGACTGATAAATAAAATTTTTATACATTGTTCTGCATCTTCTCAGAAATGGGGCGTGAAGGAGCTTTGGGATGAGTTTAAGCGCAAAGGCTGGAATAACCCCGGCTACCATTATGTAATTACTGCAGATGGTGGGATTCACCAGATGCTGCCGGTAGAAATGGTTAGCAACGGTGTGAAGGGATATAATGCTACGGCTATCAATGTGGCTTATGTTGGCGGCATCAACAAGAAAGGAAAGGCTGTAGATAACAGAACTGAGGAGCAGAAGAAATCACTCATCACGCTGCTCACTCAGTTGAAAAAGAAATATCCGAATGCTGAAATCTTGGGGCATAGGGATATTTCGCCCGACAAGAACCATAACGGCGTGGTGGATCCTTGGGAGAGAATTAAGGAATGTCCTTGCTTTGACGCTAAAGTTGAATACAAAGATATATAGCCTATGAAATGGTATAACATTAGGTTTTGGAAATGGGCTTGCATCGGGCTGGTGATTGGGGTTATCCTATTGGCGTTTACAGGATGCAAGACGAAGGAGTATATCAAGGTTCCTTCTGTTAGAACAGAATACGTATGCAGAACTGATACTTTTGCTAAGTTGGATAGTATCTATATGAAGGATTCGGTGTATGTTTTTCAGAAAGGTGATACGGTTTTCCATAACAAGGTGGTTTATCGGGACCGGTATCATAATATATATAAGGTGAAGACGGACACGATCATCAAGAGGGATTCTGTTGCAGTGCCTTATCCTATAGAGCGACAACTGACAAAGAACGAGCAAAGGCTGATGTCACTAGGCAGATGCTATATCGCTTTTCTGTTCATACTGGCGGTTTGCACGATTGGGTTTACTTTCTGGTATAGAAACAAAAAGTGCTAGCTTATGGCGAAGATTAGCGAAGAACTGCAGATGATTGATTCGCTCCTGATGGAATTTCATGAGCGGATTCAGAGCGGAAGATGCTTAACTAACAAACAGCAAAATGCTTTCATGTTAGATTTTCTGCACCGCATTGCCAACAAGGACGAGCCTATCAGTAAGGCTGAGGCTTGCGGCTATGTTCATGTTTCGAGGGCTACCTTTGACCGGCTTGTGAAAGAAGGCAGGCTGCCAAAGGGTAAAAAGCGGAAAGGATGGACCGAGCTAGTTTGGTACGAAAAGGATTTAGATGAATATATAGATAGATTGGTATAGATTTTACTTTTTTTTCAGTTTTAATTAGTTGTATTAATTAGGTTTTAAGTAGATTGTTTCATTGCAAAAAGAAATCCCCACTCGGCTGTGATAGCTGGGTGGGGATTGTGGGTTATTTATTTCATGAATGCCATCCAAATAGTTTGGTTCTTGATGGTGGTACGATGTCCGAATATCGGTTTGTAATCGGTGATTGCATTTAGTACATCACTAACCTTTATCTGCTGCTCGTTCCACTTAGAAATGAGTGTACCATTTGTTTTCAGCACTCTCATGCCCTCATGGATAGAATCGTTTATGAATGC